GCCGCCCGCTCGACGATGCAGCCCGCAAGGTGATCCAGCAGGCGGCGCGCGGCCGGGTCTATGCCTATCTGGCGCACAAGATGGGCCTGCCCAGCTTTCATAGCGGCGAGTGCTCGCTGGAGGATTGCCGCCGCGCGTGGGCGATCCTGACCGAGGCTGGCGATTACGCCACCATCCGGCAATGGCACCATGACGCCAAAGAGCGTTTGGCCCCGGACGTCAAGCAAGATGCGGAACGTCAACCGGCCGCGCCAAAATCTGACGAAACCACGAAAACGGAGACGGCATGAGCGAAATCAAATACATAGCGAAAGGCACCCTTTCGCAGCATGACTATTCGCGCAGGCTGGATGCTGGCACCGTGCTCTATCTGGCTGACAGCGATGATCTCACACGGTGGTCGACGCAACGCGAGGAGGCATACGAATTTGATACCGCTGACGCCGCGCGTCGCGTCGCGCACATCTGCCACGAGCCTTCCGGCGGTAGCCCGCCACGGGCTAGTATCGAGATATTAAATAGCGGCGTCAGCACGGCCGAGTATTTCGACAGCGGTGATGATGCTGACGTTCTGGACAGCATTAGGCGGGATTCCCCCAAACTTGCCAGCAGCGATGACCGCGCCTTCGGTGTCACCGATGGCGAACTCGACGGCGAATTTGAGAAAACGATGATCCGCGTTTGCGAGATCAAGCCGCGCCGCGCGCCTGCATTTAAGGCGTGGCTGCGCAACATTCGGAAACTTGGTGGCTTCGGCAGAGAAAGTCCCGGGTCAGGCGGCCGGTGCTCGTATGACACCGAGGTCTGCGCCGACACCCTAATGCTGTGGGAACTTCACAGACTTGGCATCACCAATCGCGCGGCGATAAGGATGGTGCTGGAACGCGGCGTCCGCCAATGGCCTAAAGACGCCACCTACGACGTCGCCTTGATACAACTGGACCGCGACCTTGCGGTCGAGTATGTCCGGCTGATGATGGAGCCACTAGATTAGGACGCTTTGTCCCATCTTGTAGGCCGATCTGTCCTGTCATAGCTTCAAGCCGTTGTAATTACGGGCAATGACGTGGCCAAGGGTAAGACCAATCACACAATCGCCAAGGTTGCCGCTGCGCTGCGGGCTGCTGACGGCATCGTGCCGCGCGCCGCCGAGGCGCTGGGGCTGGCCCGGCAGAACGTGCACGAGCGCATCGCCCGCTCACCGCAGTTGCAGGCCGTCATGGCCGAAATCGACGATGACATGAAGGATCATGCCGAGGGGGCCATCGCCAAGGCGCTCAAGGCCGGGGACATGGCGACCGTGCGCTGGTATGCCGAGCGCAAAATGAGGGACAAGTATGGGGCTCGTATTGAAATCGGCCTCGACACGGCGGGCCTCGAAGGGCTCGCGGCGGCAATCGCCAAGGGCGGTGCCGATGCCATCCGACTTGCCAAGGCAGCTATCGCGGCTGGTCAATTCCCGTAAGGCTGCTGACTATCTCGACCGGCTGCTGCAAACCCACCTCGACCAGATCGAGGCCCAACACCAGCGCGCCAAAGCTGAGATCGACTTCAAAATCCTGCATGGCGACAAGGCCAGCCACGCCAAGGAAATAGCCAAGTGCGCCAACGGCGCTGACGGGCTGATCCATTGGTTCCGCAACTGGGCGTGGACCTTCGACCCGCGCCTGATTGCCGAAAACAAAACCCCCTATGTCCGGTTTATCCCATGGCCGAAGCAGGAGGAATTTCTGCGGGCGCTGCATGTGCGCGTCTCGGCTGGCAAGCCGTTCCTGTTGGAGAAGTCCCGCGACCAAGGCGCGACCTACCTGCTGGTGGGCTATGCCATCTGGCGCTGGCTGTTCTGCCCCGGCTTCAAAACCACGTTTTGCTCCAACGACGCCGAGAACGTCGATAGCAAGGGCAACCCGGACAGCATTTTCGAGAAAATGCGCATCATCGTTCGCCGCCTGCCCCTATGGATGATGCCGGAGGGGGTTGTCGAGCGGAAACACGACCTTGTTATGCAACTGACCAATCCGATAAACGGGGCGGTCATAACCGGCGTGACAGGCGAAAATCCCGGCCGTGGCGGACGGTCATCGTGGTTTGTTGCCGACGAGGCGGCTTACATCGCCAACGCCAAGCGTGTTGAGGCGGCGGTATCCGGCAACACCGATTGCGTCGGCTGGGTCTCGACCCCAAACCCTGAAAACGGCGGGCTGGCCAATTTTTTTGCGCAGAAGCGGGCGATGTTCGCCAAAATCCCGGGCGCGCTGTTCCGGCTGCACTGGCGCGATGATCCACGCAAGAACGACGCATGGGCCACCGAGAAAAAGGCCACCTTGGCCGACCCATCCACTTGGGACGTCGAATACGAGATCAGTTATACGGGCGCGCAAGAGGGCGTCGCCATCCCAGCCAAATGGGTTCAGGCGGCGGTGGACTTAGGCCGCGACTTCGGCGTGATGGTCCCGAGGGCCAAGCGCGGCATCAGCGGCGGCGACGTGGGAGCGGGCAAGGCCAACAGCGTCATCGTTCACCGCTTCGGCCCGCTGGTGCTGGAGCCAGAGCGCAGGCAGGAAGCCGATACCACCGACACCGCCATCTGGATGCTGGACTGCATGGTGACGGCGGGCTCGCACCTGCTGAATTTCGACGTGCCGGGCGTCGGCGCTGGCGTGCTTTCGGCCTTCACCCATCTGGACCGCGCCAAATATCCCACCCTGACCGGAGCGGTGCCGATCAATACCGGCAACCCGCCGAGCGACCGGGTCTGGCCGGACGAGACCACCAGCGACGCCAAATTCGGCAACCTCAAGGCCGAAATCTGGTGGCTGGCGCGCGCCGCCTTCCAGCGGTCGTATCTGCACTATCAATGGCTGACAAAGCAGGCTGGCGGCATCGAGCAAAAGTGGAACGAGGTGCTGGTCATCCCCGACGACGCCACGCTGGCCATGCAGCTTTCCACCCCCAAGTGGTTCCGCAACGAGAAGGGCAAAATTGTGATCGAGACCAAGAAACAACTTGCCGTGCGCCACATCGCCAGCCCGGACGACGCGGACGCCTTTGTCCTGACTTTCATCGAGGAGCCGGTCGACCACGGCACCGGGCTTGAGATCGGAAAGGCCAACAAAGACCTGCAACAGGACAATCCGTTCGTGATCCGGTAGGGTGCGGGTGAATCGGGGCGAGGGGTAAAATGGCCAGCAAGAAACCGTATGGAGTCGGCGACGCGGTGCTGGAGTTCGGCGCGACCGGCCTGCGCCAATTCTCGGGCTATGTCCGCGAGGAGTGGCTGCGCAGCCTTATCGGCCGTCGCGGCATGCTCATGCTGCGCGAAATGCGGGACAACGACCCGATCATTTCCGCGATCCTGATGGCTGTCGAAATGCTGCTGCGCCCGGTGCCGTTCCGGGTCAAGGCCGTCACCGATGGCAAGCAGGAGGACGAGGACGCCGCCGATTTCGTTCAAAGCTGCTTTGCCGACATGGAGCATAGCTGGGCCGACTTCATGGCCGACGCGCTGTCGTTCCTGCAATACGGCTTTGGCGTTTACGAGGTGGTCTACAAATATCGGCGCGGGCCGGATGGTGATGACCCGTCGCAGCGATCCCAGTACACCGATGGCAAGCTGGGCTGGCGCAAGTTCGCCGGGCGCGCGCAAGAGACGCTGCTGCACTGGACGTTTCAGCCAAACGGCGATCCGATCTCCATGGTGCAGCTATTGCCGACCGGCGGCCCGCTGTTGAACGTGCCGCTGTCGAAGTGCCTGCATTTCCGCACCACGCCGTACAAGAACAACCCGGAAGGCCGAAGCATCCTGCGGTCGATGTACGAGTATTATTATCTGAAAAAGCGCGTGCAGCAGATCGAGGCCATCGGCGTGAGCCGCGACCTCTGCGGCATGCCGGTGGTGACGGTGCCGTCCGCGTGGTTCAAGAAAGACGCCAGCGAGGACGACAAGGCCGCGCTGGCCTACGTCAAGGAAATGGTCAATCTCGTCAACAACAACGAGCAAAGCGGCATGATCGTCCCGGCGATCTATGACGCCAACAAGAACCTCATTTTCAAGGTCGAGTTGCTGGCGACCGGCGGCCGCCGCCAGTTCGCCACCACCGAGATTATCGGACGCTATGACCACGGCATGACGGCCTGCATGATGGCCGACTTCATCACACTGGGTCAGCAGCACGGCGGTGGCGGCGGGATGGGCGGGCACGGCGCGCAATCCCAGAACAAGACCGAAATGTTCAACAACGCGGTGATCGGCTACCTCGACATCATCAGCAGCGAGGTCCAGCGCGGCGCGACGGAACTGCTGCGCCTCAACGCCATGAAGGGGCAGGTCACGGTCACGCACGGCGACATCGCCAAGTCGGACCTGATGCAGCTTGGCCAGTACATCACCGACATCGCCACCGCTGGCGCGCTGGTTCCCGACGATACGCTGGAGGCCCACCTGCGCGAGGAGGCTGGCCTGCCAGCCGCCGACAATCCGACCGCTGTGTCAGACGGGCAGGAACAGGACCAGCAGAACCAAGAGGCCGAGATCAAGGCCAAGGAAAAGCTGCCTCCCGGCATGCCCGGGGCGAAACCGGCCTCTGGTGGCACAGCCGCAGGCGGTGGCGGCGGTTCCACGGCGGGCGGCACGGTCGGCAAGCGCCGGAGGCGCAAGCCTCTGTGATCGTCCCTAGCGCCTGTAAGCACCGGCAACGCCTGCTGGGGACAGCGCCGCTCCGGCAAACTTGGAACCGGCCGATCAGCAAGGCGGACGGTCCACCCCCGCCGCCGGACCCAGACTGGCTGCTGGCCATCGCCGACAAGGCCGGGCCGACCGTTGCCGCTGCCTTCCTTGAGGCGCTGCGCCGCGTGCGCAACACCATCAAAGAGGAAATGCTGCGCGACGCCATCGAGCGCGGCGACGTGGCTGGCGCGATGCGCGCGCTGGGCGTCGAGGCCGAACTGACCGATGCGCTCAAGCCGGGCCTGACCACGCCGCTGGAGGACGTGTTTATCCAAGCCGGGCGCAAGACCACGGCACGGACTCTGGGCGTGCGCGCTGGTATGTCCTTCAACCTGACAAACCCCCACGCCGCAACATTCTTGCGCAATTACGACTTTGGCCTGATCCAACAGGTTTCGCAGGACACCCGCGACGGTATCCGCCGGGTGATCGAGGACGCCTTCAAGATGGGCGGCCATCCCTATGAGCAAGCGCGCAAAATCCGCGAAAGCCTCGGCCTGACCGAGAACCAAGCTGCGGCTGTGGACAATTTCGAGCGCATGCTGCGGAACAAGGACCGCACGGCGCTGACCCGGGCTCGGCGCGACCGCCGCCATGATCCGACGCTCAACCGCGCGCTTGGCCCCAACGCCGACCGCGAACTGACCGACGAACAGATCACCACCATGGTCAACCGCTACCGCAACAACACCATTAGGGATCGAGCCGAGACAATCTCCCGCACCGAGACCATGCGTGCCTCCAACACGGCGATGCAGCTTGCGTGGCGACAGGCTGTGGATAACGGCCTGCTGGCTGGGCAGGACACGCGGCGCTACTGGCTGGTGACGCCGGACGACAGGCTGTGCGAATACTGCGAGCAAGTGCCCGACATGAACCCGGATGGCGTCATGCTAGACGGCTATTTCCAAACGCCTTTTGGCCCCATCCTCGCGCCGCCGCTGCACCCGAACTGCCGCTGCATCACCTATATCGACCAAGAGGAGGAGGATGACATCGGCGACGACGACGATATTCAGCACGAGGAGATCACCGACCGCGAGGCCGCTATTGCGCGGGAGAAGCAAAAGCAGTCATAAAGGGACCGGGCAAAACCGGACGGGCTGTCCTATCGCCGGAGACCGCCTGATGGGCCAGAGCATCCGTCCAATTTACAATCCCGATGGGCCGCTGATGAACCTTCGCATGGTGCTGACCTGCGACCTGTGCGGTGGGCATGTGACGGAGACATTCGAGGGCGCGGATTATATCGTGCTGCGCAGCAACGCCACCAAGGGCGGCTGGGCCCGGATCACTGGCGGCATGTGGCGCGGGCCATGCTGCAAGAACCACGGCAGCGAAGGCGGTGAATAGGACATTGCGTCCCATCCGGTTTTCGGCATAGGTTCGCGCCATGCGCTGCTTCCTATGCAGGATTTTGAAAGCCCTTTGTCGCGAGACGCCCGCGCGCCGCTTTGGGTTCATTTTCGTCGGGCAGGGAATGATAACCATGACGAATAACTACGTTCAGGGCTCTAGCCATGTGGCGACCCTCGCTCTTGCCGACGCTAATGGCGTCTCGCGCCCGCTGCCTGCTGGCGTTGTGCCGGTCTGGTCGGTCACGCCGCCTGCCGCCTTGACACTGTCGCCTGCCGCTGACGGCATGACCTGCGCTTTTGTGGCTGGCACGACCGACGGCGATTTCACGCTGACCGCGACTACCACCTATCCCGACACCGACGCCGACGTCGTCAATTTCGCTGGCGCTGTCGTCGATCCAGAGGACACGACCGGCACCATCACCGTCGTCTAAGTTTTTGCGGGTGGGACATCGGAGAGAAGGCCCGGCGGGAAACTGCCGGGCTTTTTCTTTGTGCCGATAACTGCCCGGCCCGCGTTATACGGCCTCTGGGTGGGCGAAATGTCATGCACACGTTCTGGATCATCGTCGCGCTACTGGTATTCAGCACCCGTCGGCAAAAGCGGCCTGACGCATAATCCGGCGCATATTTCGTATGCCGATTTGTGCATGTCATCCCAAGGCTTTGAATTTGTGGTGATATGAACCTCGCTCGTCCACCGCCATCGAGGGGCTGGGGGGCTTATGACAACGGCCCGGCGAGCGAGGTACCCGCGTATAACGCGCCAGCCTCGGTATTGACGCATAGGCCATCCGGTCCTATATCTCACGAACTGCAAGCTGATGTTTTCGATTACGACTTGACCGGACGCGGGATGCGATGCCCGCCGCCTCCACCAAGCCGCGAACAAGCCTCAAGGTGAGGCGGCCCCGCCATGCTGGGCAGGGAGATAGGTTCGATGCCTATGCGCGGCGCACGGGGGCGAAACAGGATCGACGGCTGGATACGGATCGAAACGGCGCAAGCCAAGGCGAGCAGGACCGTAAAGGTCAACGACAACGAAGAAGTCCGCATCGCCGCCTAACGGCGTTGATGCGCGGTGCAGGCGGCCTCCGGGCAACAGAAAGCCGCCAACTATTTCAGTTTGGTGTCGCCGATTTAGACCCGCTGCGTGAAGGCGGCAAACAGGTGCCGGGAAACCGGAGGAGGCGCAGATGGTCGAGCGCCCACCAACGAGGTGGTGCCAGCCGCAAGGCGGGCCTTTGCGCATGATCCGGCCGGAAGCGCGCGCAGGGTGGAAATGGCGAAGTTCGCCGCACCAGAAATTCAAGGCGGGCGCGGCGGGACGCGCCCCACGCCATCGGCGCGGGGAAACGAGGTTCGACTCCTCGGCCCGTCCACCACTTGCTCGGCCAGCCAAATCAGGCCAGATTGTCCGCATCACTTTCCAGAGCGGGACACCAATGGCACGCGAACAAGTCATCACCTGCGACGCGCCGAACTGCGGCAAGAACATCAGCGAGGGTGAAGGCCGTAGCTTTCACCTGATGGCGCAGGGTGTCCGCATCCCGGTGAAGGCTGGCACCGAGGTCGTGGACGTGCTCGCCCACCCGACGCTGGGCAACATCGACATTACGCACCATGACCGGCATGACGTGATCCTCCAGCACCACTTTTGCGACTTCGATTGCCTGCAAGCGTGGGCCGAGCGTCAGCTTGACGAACGCCATGCCGCGCAAGGCCCGCATGTGGAAAAGCTGGTCGAGAAGGCGCAGCTACTCCATGACGAGAGTGAGGCCAGCCGTCTCGCACTGGAGAAGCAGGCGCGCATCAGCGCCGGGCACGAGGCGGCGCGGCTTGAAGGCGTTGCCGAGAAAAATAAAGCTGCCGAGAAAACGGCATGATCGAGGCGATAGCTGTCGCGATCTGGGCGGCCATCTGGCTGGCTATTATGTTCACGCTGCACATGCTGGGCGCTGGCTTGGTGCTGTCGGCCATCTTTGGCTTTGCTGGCGCGACCGCTATCGCAATCGGCTGTGCCGTCGGGCTTGTCTATCTCAGCGGCGGCCCGGGCTAAGAAAAAAGGCCCGGATCGCTCCGGGCCAAGTTATCGCCGTTGGCGAGGCACGACCAATCAGGGGACCGGGTGCCGTTTCCACCTATAAGCTGATTCTATCCCTTGGCGACGGCCAGCGGCGCGCGCACGGCCACCTCGGTATGGCTGAGTCGTCTCAGGGTCTCCTCGGCGCATCCGAGGTCGTGATCCTCGGCCTTGAGGGCCTGTATTTGCTGCTTGATAATTTCGCGGCGCTGGCGGATTTTCTCGAAGTCGGTCATCGTTTTCTCCTCTGCGGTTCCTTGTCATATAGGACGGATTGGCCTATATGCAATCGGCCAACCCGAACAGGACAATACCATGGACACCTTCGCCAAGCGCATCGAGGCCAGCAGCCAGCTTTCCAGCGCGGTCTATTTCCCCGAGAGCCGGGAATTGCGCGTCGTTTTCAAATACGCCTCGTCGCCTTGCCTCTATGCCTATCTCAACGTGCCGCCAGAGGTATGGGCCGCGATGTTGGAAGCGCCCAGCCTCGGTTCGTTCGTCGGCCGCCAAATCAAGGGCATATTCGATTTCGACAAGCGCGTGCAGCCCGCCACGCTGGAACAGCAGGCCAAGGACTTTGCCGCGCTGCTGGCCAGCCTTGAGCCTGCCACCATCACGCAGGGCTAACTCGCGTGACGCCGAAGGGTCGGAAAAACTACGCTTATGCCCCGACGCGGGAGGAAATGGCGGCCAAGGCTTTTGCCAAGGTCAATGACTTCTGGCGCGGCCTCGCGTGCTACTATCTCAAACGGGCGCTGGCCGCAGAGGCGCGGCTGGCGCAATACGAAGGACCAATAGGCTGATGGGCAAGCCCGAACCACAAGAAAAGCGGACCAAGGCGTGCGCCGCGCCGAAGTGCCGACATTGCGGCACGGCAGAATGGAATCACCGCTGCATGGGCCCGCTCAACATCACCGAGATCACGGCCAAGGCCGCCAGCGCCGGGTCGAAAAAGAAAAAGGCCAAACGCTGATGCCAGAGGATTCCGTTTCGGACGAGGAGTACGACCTTCACAACGAATGGTCTGATGCGCAGGAGAATGTCGCCGCCGCGTCGCGCGAACTGACGAAGGCCAAAGACCTGTACGATTCAGCCGTGAGGCGCGTGACCCGTGCCACAAGCGCCATCGAGGCGTGGCGCATGAAGCAGAACGCCAGCATCCCAGTCGACCGCAACGCGCGCGAACTGATCGGCGGCGGCGATCCCAACGACCCCAAGCACAAAGAACTCAAGCCCAATGGCCAGCAGCAGGATTATGTCGTGCTGTCGGCCGAGGAGCGCGCCAAGGGTTTTGTGCGGCCTGTGCGCAGCGCCTACAGGCATGGCAAGTGCGGTGCTGTCACCACCATGAGCCGTGCGCTGTGCGAGACAATCGCCCGCGATCCGTTCTTTTACCAAGGCACATTCTGTTCCACCTGCTGCAAGCACTTCCCGATTGGTGAGGATGGTGATTTCATCTGGTTGGAAAACGATGGCCAAGAAATCCACAAGGTAGGAACCTGATGCGCGCACACCGCCTGAAAATCTGGCCCGATCAATTCGCCGCCGCGCGGTCTGGTCTCAAGGTCCACGAACTGCGCAAGGCCGACCGGGATTTCCAGCCCGGCGACTTGCTGCTGTTGCAGGAATTTGACCACGCGACCGGCGCGCTGACCGGCGACAGTCTCGGCCGCACCATCACCTATATCGCCCGGCCGGAGGACAACCCGCAGGGCCTCAAGGACGGCTTTGTCGTGATGTCGGTGGCGAAGGCCGAGCCGCAGCACACCGCCGCGATGCGCAACAATTCAGCCTATGTTGAATGGATCGAGCCGCCGCCAAAAGATTATACGATCCACGCCGGAAGCATCCGGGCCGATTTATGAGTCACCGGGGCGAGCCGCGCCTTAGCGAGACCCAGCGATATGCGCTGACCAAGATCGGCGCGGTGCGCGGTCGGGTGGCAGATTTCACCGACATAGCGCCCAACATCAGCCTGCGCGCGCTGGCCGGGCGCGGCATGGTCAAGGTGCACGTCACGCTGACCGAGCGCGGCAAGCTGGTGGCGGCGCAGTTGGCGGTCGCGCGCAAAATCAGGAAGCCAAAGACGTGAATTACGCCGACGTGAAGCGCCGCATGGACGAGACCATGGACAAATTCTTGGCCAGCATCGGCTATGACGGCGACATCGTCTGGCCGGTGCTCAAGGGCAACGACGTTGTGCTGATGGCCTTTGTCGAGCGCCGGATACGCTGGGCCCAGCCCGGCGACCGCGTCCACGTCAAGGGTGGGGGGTATGTGGAGCGGGGCGAGCGGACTGGCTGGACGCATTGGACGTACTATCCCGATGATCCTGCTGACCTTCGCGACCCGGCACGACGACCGTTGACCGGACGATGGCTGTCAGGTTCTCCAGCGCAACCTCAAGAGCAACCCGTTTCGGACCTTCCGCAAATACCAGCTTGAGCGCCTCGATCCGCCGCCATATCCCGGCAATGGCATAGACGAACGCCCTGTCCTCGTCGCATAACTTGTCCAGCGGGGAATCGTTGGCCATGGGGGGAGACTAGCGGTGGGGGCGATGACATTCGACGAGGCCATGGCCGCCGCGTCCCTTCTCCACAAGTATAACCCGAACCACGAGCCTGCTGGGACGTCGCAGGGCGGCGAATTTGCCAGCGGCGGCGGCGCAGGCGGTGCTGCCGTGGCGGCGGCCACCGGCCTTGGTGGCGAGCCTGCGCTGGATGCCCGCGTCACCGACGTCGGCGGCGACGAGTGGAACAAGAACGCCGCTGTCCGCATGGAGCGCCAGTTTCAGGGCGTGAAACCTGACCTCGAAAAGCTGACCGCGCGGCTTACCGCACCCGCCGATTTCAGCAAAGACCCGAAAGGTTTTGGCGATTTGACCGCGCCGCAAAAGGCGGCTGTCCGCATTAACTACATCGCCCGCAACATAACCGACTTTCAATATCAAATGAACGCCGACTGGCAGCGCGGCCCAGGCAAGGCTGTTGCTATCGCCGATCTCGTGAAAAACCCGAGGATGCAGACGCTCCAAGGCGTAGTACCGGGAGCAGAATTTCAGATTGATGACTGGAAAATGCGCGCGCTGACTGCTGCGCGTGGTGGTGGCACCGGCATGTCCAGCGGCGGGGCGAATATGCTGACTGTTACGAACGGCAACAATATACAACTGGCGGATTATAAAACGCTCGGCAGCGCGCTATCGGTCGACACTTCCGGCAACATCACACTCGATCCTAACGCCTATCCTGGCATGGACCCGCATGACCGCATTGCGTTGGCGAGCGCGGCGAAAATCGCCTTTGACCATGCCGCTGCCGAGAATGTGTTCAACATGAAAGTTCCAGACTTCACCGATGCGGCAGAGTTGAAGGCTGGGGTGCACTTTGACGCATTTTCTGACGACATGAAATTTGCGCAGGTCGACCAGCGATTTCCAGAGTTCTTTCCCAGCAAGGAAACGCTGCACGTCGACATGCCGGAGCACGTCGAGCCCATCGGCGACGCTGTTGGCGATAGCGATGGCAAGGCGACGGACTGGGATGGCCTGACAGGTGATGCGCAGACGAAGGCCGAGGAGGCGTACCTCGAAAACAATCTCCAGCAGGAGGTGGACTATCAGGAAAACCAGTGGCGCGAGAACCAAGCGCCAGAGGACGCGGCCACCGACATCGCCGACAACGAAACCGGCGGCGACAAGGGCCGCCAGTGGTTGCGCGATGCGATCCAAGAGCACTTCGATGACCGCGAGGAGGATGGCGAAAAGAAAATCCCGTTCACGGTCGAGCAACTGGACGACGCCATCACGCTCAATACCAGTGGCGACAGGCTCGACAAGCATAGTGGCGTGGAGTTCGGCGGCAGTTCCCTCGACAGCCCGGAAGGCTTTGACCCCGATCCGAACTTTGTTGGCGTCGAGCCGGAGAAGCCGCAGGACCGCCTGACGCAGGAAATGCGCGAAGGTCTCGACACCAAGATCAGAGACGCCTTCGCCATCGAGCGCGACAAGCGCGCCGGTAACATGGACCCGCCAGACTATCTTGCCGATGCCGCCAAGTCCTCGATTCAAGAAAGCTGGGACAGCACGGACGACGACGATAAATACAAGTTCGCCCAGAACAATCTGTCCGACGAATATCTGACATCATCCAGCGGTGACAGCGAGGACGGCAGCGTCGACTCCGAGGATTACAGCCGCACCCATGACCTCGCCGAGGCGCTGTCGCAGAGCCGGACGAAGGAACTGATGCGCGCGCGCGGGATCAAAAAGATCGCGCTGTCAGGGTCGGCCAGCGATGACGAGCCGACGATGCAGGACATCAAAAACACCGACGAAAAGGTCTGGGGCGGCTGGAAGGAATCGTCGAGCGGCACCAACGGCCGCATCCTGCAAGTCGCCGCCGCCGAGGAAATGGGCGGCCGGTTGAACGTCGCGCACTTCGACACCGATGACCTCAACTCGATCAAGAGCGACGCCAACTCCATCTTTGCCAACGTCGGCGGCTATGACGGCGTGAAGGCTTATGTCCGCGCGAAGTGGGAGACCACCCAGTATCTCCTCGCCAAGGCCGACAAGCCGGTGGTGCAGGTCTATCGCGGCGTCATGCTGTCTGGCAAAGACATTGCTGCGACACCGAAGGTCCGGGTCGATGGCTTCACCAAGCTGCCCGAGATCAACGTCATGCGAAACGGCGCGATGTCCACCACAGCGACCCGCAGCGTGGCAAACGGCTGGGGTGGCGTCGGCTTCCACCCGGACAATGAAACCCGCGTTGTGCTGCGCGCCAGCGTGCCGCGCACCGCGATCCTGTCCGTCCCGGTCTATGGCCAGAATGTGCAGAGCGAGCGCGAGATTGTGGTGATGGGCACGGCTTGGCAGAAGTGGGACGCATGGAAGGATGCCGCGCCGGACTTCAAAAGTTCGCCGATCACCAAGGCTGATGGCGGCGTGTGGGAGAGCGGCGGCAAATTGAATATCGACGTGCTGGAAATGGAAATGGCGCACAAGCTGCCGCACTGGCTGTCAAAGCCGCCGCCCAGCCCGACGCCTGCCATGGACTTCGCTACTGCGCTGGCGGCCGTGCGCAAGTTCAACCCCGACGAGGAGCGGGATGACCATGGGCGCTGGGCTGGCGGCGGCACGTTCTATCACGGCACCGCGAAGGCTGCGCTGGCGGCGATCAAGAAAGAGGGCTTGATCCCGCACAAGGGCGAAGGTGCTGACAAGTGGGGAATTGAGCGCGGCATGCCCCGCGAGACCATGATGGCAGGCGACCGCAAGATGTCCGTCTATATGTCGCCGTACCCCGATGTTGCAGCGCGCTTTGCCGAATACGCGGCCGAGCAAACCGGAACGAAGCCTGTGCTGCTGCGCGTCACCCTGCCGCCGGAGGAATCGCCCAACGTCAAACCCGACGAAAGGTTTGAGCCCAATCCGTTCACTGGGGAAAATCCGGCGTGGCGGCACATTGGCCCGATTAAGCCGGAATGGATCAAGCCGCTGTCAGCGAAGGAGGCCGAGAAGCTGTTGTTCGGCAAGGTCGGGCCGCCGCTTACGTTCTACATCGTGATCCCGGTGGACGGGCACATCGAGAAATTCGACCCGGATCAGCCCCGCGACGAGGACGGGAAGTGGACAGGCATGGCGTTCGCCAGCGCCAGCATCCACGACAAGGATTTCGGCGGCGCGGTGCACGACCTGTCCGGGCCGCGCCAGAAGGTTTTTGAGGCAATGTCCCGGGACATCGACAACCGGCTGGGGCTGGTCAGCCAGCAGGCCGGGGTGATCGGGGCATGGTCGGACGGTGCAGAGAACGCCACCCTCACGGAGAGCGACACAGCGAGCCCAGCAGCCTTGCGGCTGGCCACGGTGATGAAGGGCCACCTCGCCAACCAGAAGGCCGTCCTTGTGTTCAACAAGGCGCAGGACGGGCCACACGCCCTGTATGACCTGACGGTGCCCGGCCAGCCTGCCGAAACCCATGCCGCCCTCTTGAAAGCAGGCATCGGGTTCCACACCTTAGTTCCCAGCACCTCCGGCACCCGCGTTCTGGTGGTGGACACTGACGGCTCCCTTGGGCACGCTGTCGGTGATTTTGCCGCTGCCCACAATGTCGACGCCACAAGGACCGCCGGTCATGCAGAGTTCATCGGAGACCACGAAGGGACAGGAACCGACGCCGACCAGCGGGCACGAGGACGCGCCGCTTACGAAGCGGCCATTGCATCCGATCCATCCCAATATCAAGGACGCAGCGCCGGAGACCTATGGCGGGGGATTAGGGATCGGTGGGCTTCCCAGCTTGAAGCGCAAAAGCGCGCGCTGACCTTCGGCGAGGCGCTAGGCGCTGTCGCGAAGTTCAACCCCAGCCATGACGAGCATGGCCGTTTTTCCTCCACCGACCCGGACATGACCAAGTCGATCACCTTCGACGGCGCGCTGGCTGCGGTGCGCAAGCTGGCCGTGCCAGACAGCCTGTACGTCCATCGCCCACTAGCCAATGCCGAGCGCCTGCACGCATGGGCGTCCCGCGCTGGTATCCCAAATCTCGTGCCGCCCCACGAAATGCACGTCACGCAGGTCTATAGCCGCAAGCCGGTGGCGCTGGAGCCGAACGATGACACCGTGTCGGCGGTCGGCGGTCGGCGCGGTATCATGGGGCTGGGCGACAAGGGTGCGGTCGTGCTGCACTTCCACAGCGATGACCTGCAAGCCCGGCACAAGGAAGCCATGGCGGCGGGCGCATCGCACGACTGGCCGCAATATCTCACCCACGTCACCCTGTCCTATGACAGCGGCGGCAAAGACCTGACCGGGACCACGCCGCCAGCTTTCCCGCTGGTGTTCGGGCCGGAGGTGCACGCGCCGATCAACGACGGCTGGGCCGAGGAGAAGGGCCTGCGCAAGATGCTGGCGCGCGCCTTCGCCAAGCAGTTCGCCAAGTACAGCGAGACCGAGCCGCGTGACGAGGATGGCCGCTGGACCGGCGGTGGCAACAACGCCGGTTCATCAGAATCGTGGGGTGATGGCGCGCACCAAGGCCCGACGTATCTCGAAAGCCTTGACGAGGATGACGCCTATGAGCGCATGGCCGACCACCTCAACAATCCCGGCAACAAGGGTGTGGGCCCGCTCGACTCGCGCAACGTCAAGGACATATGGATCAAGAACAGCCCGCTCCACAGCATCGAGCAAGTCTATGCAGGAGCCGAGGCCAACAAGGCGACGCTGGACGAGACCGCCAGCAAGATCGCCGACGAGACCGGCACGCAATGGCGCGCGGCAGGCGTCAAGGAAATGCCCCGCGTTCTGGTGAAAGATTTTCACGCCACGCTGCGCAAGATGGCGGCCGGTCGCGCGCCTGCTGGTGTGACCGACATCGTGCGCGGCACCTTCGCCGTCGACACGCTGGAACAGGCCAATGCCGTCGCCAAGGCGCTCGCCGAGAAATTCCCGGCAACTGACGAGGGCTACAAGATGAAGGCCGAGGGATATTTCGACCGCGCCGTCAACGTCCAGTTCAAGAACGGCCAGATCGGTGAGGTGCTGATCGCACCGCCTGCCCTGATCGAGGCGAAAAGCCCCAAGGGCGGCGGCGGGCATAATCTATACAAGGAATGGCGAAGCCTTGATCCCAAGACGCCGCGCGCTGCGGAATTGTTCGCCGCCCAGCAGGCGGTGTATCGCCCGGCCTACGACTCGCTGTCGGCGGGCTGGAAAGCGGCGGTGGGCAACTTCCCGGCACCGGCTGCGGCCGCATAGGCATCAAACTCTGCCCTCGATAGCAGCCGCGCCTTGCTGTGCGCGTCCGCCGGATGCAGCGACTTCCACTCCCCGCCGACGAAATGCCACGCCTCATTCAGCGTGAACACGACAGGGGCCTCGTCCAAATAGGCGTATCTCAACTTCTGGCTCAGAAGAACCTCCTCGGTTCTGATATGGGAACTGGCTGGCCGTATTGATAGGTCAGGCGGCCTTTTTCTTTTTGGCGGCCGATGCTTTCACGGCTGGCGCTGCGGCCATCTTGGCGGCTGGCGTAGTGCCGCAAATCTTGTCCACCGCCGCAACGGTTAGCCCGAGGTGCATCATCACCCGCAGCAACTTCTCCGCGCCAGTGTCCAGCTTGGCATGCGAGCCAGCCACGCGGCGGGACTGCCGGTGCGAGAACCCCAAGAACTCGGCCGCCCGCTTCTGGGACAGATTCAGCTTGGTGATGGCGGTGCGGTAAAAATCGGTCTGTGTGTCGTCGGTCATGTTGCTCGGACTCCCCGTTTGTCCGCATATAGCACGGGGGACGGGCTGTCCGCTAGGTCTAGTGGTCCTATGTCTGGCTGGCACTAGAAGCCGAGAATTTCGCCGATGCCCAGATAGTCGAACTCCGGGTTCACGCGCGGCCGTCTGTTGCCGCCGATCTTGACCTTGCTCTGCTTGCCACGACGGACCTGTCGCGTGGCGTGGCGCTTCTTTTGCGCCTTCGACCGTATTTTCTTTGTGTTGCTCAAAACCAAATCCTCCTATCAAACAGCACCGCCGTGCCCAGTATGGGAGGCAGAGTTTCAGGATCGCTCGGCGCTGGCACGCCTGTCCGGCCGAGCATCGTGGCCCGCCGATAAATGGTGGTGGCGTATTCGTTGCGCGGCAGGCGCTTCCGTAGGAAATCCTCGTCGACGATCATGTCGGTCGGCTGGTAATTGGTGCCGCCGTCGAAGTCGGCCAGCACGCGAACGCGCTCCATGTAGACGTGCTTTCCGCCCCCGATCAGCGGGATGACAAGTTTGGCGATGGCGGTGTGGTTCGGCTCCTCCGGCAGGTCGACCACGGTGATGCTGGGCTGGCCAAGCGGCGGGATCAGCAGGACGCGGGTTTTCATGCTGGCACCGTCGCCTCGATGCACTCCGGCACTGGCCCGAACCAGTCGAAGTCAGGACGGAAATACTCGCTGTCGCCCACCATGATGGACAGGCGATATTGGTCCGGGCCGAGCGTCGGTCCACCGACCCAGTACGGCTCGATTGATCTGCTGGTATTGCCCAGCAGGAAGCGCCCATAATACCAGCCGGGCTCGGTCGGCGCGGCCTGCTGCGGCCGTCTCAATTCCATCTTGTCCATCATGCTAACTCCTCTGGTGCTGGCGGTGCGGCGGGCGGGACGCCGCCGGTATCTTTGCCGTTTTCGGTTGCGATGTCTTGCAGGCGTTGCTTCGCAGCGTTCACGCCCCACTGGAATATCTCGGTCGGCCCCAGCGTGGCCAGCAGCGCCGCGCACCCAGCCTGTTCTGGCGTCAGGGTGGCGTACAGGAATTGCTCGATGATCTGCTGGTAGGATTTAGGCATCAGATTGCCCCAGCCTTCGACAGCGCCGCCCTGATTTTCCTGATAGCCTCGGAAACCGAGCGCGGCTTGTACGCCGGATCAGCCCCGGCATCCTCGACGAACGGTAGCGCGGTCAGCAGCGCCTCGACCAAATCATCGGACGCCGCAAGCTGCTGGCGAACGGCCTCGACCGTGTCACACTGGGACAGTACGAGGTGCGCGGTGATGTCGCCTTTGCGCTCGACGCCGCCAGCCGATCCGTAAACCTGAATATGCTCGATCTTCATGTCACTCGCTCCTGAATCCAAACTTGCCGACGCTGTTGCCGTTGATGTCGAGCGCGCCGCCGTCGGTCTGGCCGCCCTCGATCTTGTCTGCGACCTCCCGCAGGATGCGGGCGATCTCATAGCCGGGCTCGGGATCAAACGCGGCGTTGCCCACGCCGATCAGCACGCGAAACTGGGTCATGTTCAACTCCATGCCGCTTTCTCGTATTCCGGGGTCTGGGCGACAATCTTTTGCGCCAGCTTGCCCTCGGCCGCCTCGGCCCGCTTGAACAGCGCGGTCTCGGGCACGTCGCCCTCGGCGCACTGGTAGGTCAGGCATTGCAGCGACTTGAGTCGCTGGACATTCAGGACTTGCGCGGGACCGGCCTTGATCCGGGCCGTGAAGCCCTTGCCGACAAACTTCGGCGGCTCGTCATTGTCGCCGTAGCGCGCCGCCAGCGCGGCCTGATTGATCTCGAAAAGCTGCTGGCCAAGTTCGGTGGCGGCCTTGGGATTGACTTCGACCACGTCACCGTAACCGGCCTCGGCGACAAAGATCGCCTCGACGGCACGCTGCATGGTCTCGTTGGAAACTAGGAAGGCTGACATTTTCTCTCTCCAAAGTGGCGGCCCAGAACGGGCCTCTTACAGGTCAAATATAGTAGGACAGGCCGTCCTATTCAAGAGCCAAGAAAAGGCGGTATTCCGCCAAAAACGGCACTAACATTTCGTAAAAATAGCCATTGAAGGATAGGACGGACTGTCCTATATCAGTTGGGTCAAGGGCCGTTTTGGCCCGCTCAACCGGAGAGACAAAATGTCGAAAACAGCCACCTTCCCCATCCTGGCGCTTCACTTCGCCGCCGCCGCCACGTTCATCGTGGCGGGGATCATCGCTGGAGGCCACCTGTGATCGGCTGGCTGACAAACGACCCTGATGCTGCCGCGATCCTGCGCGCCGCCGATAGACGGTATGCCCGCGCCCGCGCCCGCGCCAAAAACCTGCCGCTGGCCGAAAAGGTTGCCGCCTATGCGCGCGCCAAGACCGAGCGTCAGGTGACGTATGATTCCGTGACGGGGTGCTGATATGAGCAGCCTGCGCGATGGCTTCCACCACCACGTTTGCCCGGAGTGCTGGCATATCTGGAGCCATGACGGGCGCGACATCACGGCCGAAACCGTCGACGCCGCGCATGTCTGCCCGGGGTGCGGCGTTGGCGAGGATAGCTTCGCCCGGGCCGAGGAAAACGCCCGGCAATGCGCCGCCACCAAGGTCCACACGACCGGAGACCCGATCTATGACGCCCTGCGCGAGTTGCTGGGCATGGCTTGAACCGTAGGACATTCTGTCCTATATCCACCTTGGCCCGTGTTGGGCCGCCACCGAGGAGAGACGAATGAACAAGACCCACACAGTTATCCAAGCGGACGGCACCGCGATCCCGCATGTTTCGAGAAACTTGCACTTTTCCCAAGCCAAGGCGGCGGCAGATGACCTGCGCGCCGCCGCCGTGGCGAACGGCCAGCCCGACCGGCACTATCACGTCATCGCCAGCGAGACGGTCTATGTGACCTCGACGCTGGACGACGTGCTGAAAGGCGGTGCCTGATGGCCAAGTTCAACCTGACCACCGAGGCCGACCCGCCTGATGACAAATAGGACAGGCCGTCCTATATCTCACAATGAACAACGGAAGGAATCACCATGAAAAGTCTTAAAATCGCCTTGGCGGCCGGGCTATTGGCCATCGCATCGCCCGCAGCCGCCGGGCCCTATCTTGGCGTCGACGGCGCGTTTCAGTCGGTCAGCCTCGACACCGCGACCGCAAACCGGGTGCCGCACGACCTGACCGGCATCGCGCTGGACACCGGCTGGCAGTTCGGCCCTGTCGCGCTTGGCGGCCAGTTCGCCAGCACCTCGGCCAACCAGAACGGAAACAGCCTGTCCGACACCCGGTACGCCATCACCGCCTCCTATCACGTCACGCTGATCCCGGGCATCGACACCTTTGCCCAGATCGACGGCGGCCGCTCGGCCTACAGCGCCATCGCGGTCAACAATTTCCCGCAGCCAGCCAGCCTGCTTTTCCACGGCTCCAGCAATGACTGGGGCGCTGGACTTGGATCATCGGTGTCGATCTGGGGCCCGCTGGCGATCCGCGCTGACGGCGGCTACAGGTCAACGAATTTCGCTGGCCATGCCAGCGGCGGTTTTGTGCTCGGCGTTGGGCTCGTGCTGGCGCGGTGATCGGTGGGAAAGGACAAAGCCATTGGAAAGTTGCGCGGTGAGATAGCTGGCGCAAAGGCGTCGCGCGATTCTGTCCACGCCAAGAAAGGCGCACCCTTCGCTACCAGCTTTGGGACCAAGCAAGCAGAGACCGACGCCATCTATCCGTTTGCCGAGAAGGCTGACACCGCGCTACCGCATAGCGCAACCGCAGCCCCACCGCACGAGGTAGCCGAACAGACGGCCGCCGCGCTCGACGCCAACGACTTCGGTGCCCTCCCGGCAAGATGGCCGTCCAGCATGGAGGCCGATGCTGCAAAGAGCATGGACGCGGCGCTGGACGGCCTGTCGCTAGAAAGCAAGCGCGGTCTCGTCAACGCGATGTCACACGGCGCGCTGACCATGGATGCCGCCAATGCGTACATGAAGGAACTGCCGCCTGAAATGCAGGCCAGCGAGGCGACCCGGCTACAGGTGCTCGGCGGATTGAAGCCGCACCAGCAACAGCGTTTCGCCAAAGCCTACAGCCAGAGCGGCCACGCGCCGCCAGAACTTCTCCAGATGGCGCGCGAGGTGCTGACCGGCATCGACAAGCGCCGTGGCGAAATCAAGGGCGAGCGCCGTCGCCTTGTCGAGGAGGAGGAATATCTAAAGCTGGAGCAGAAGGCCGACCGCATTGCGCTGGAGATTGCAACGATGGGTGATGACCCGCGCCTCCAGCGTCTCACCGAGACCGGCTATCATAAGCTGGTCGAGGCGTTCGCCGATGAAAGCATTGTGGTGCCGGGCGCGATCAACCCGGAAATTCTGGACACCGTGCGCGAAGTGATGCTCGGCCGCCATGACCCCGGCATCTTTGTGGTGCAGCACGATTGGGCTGCGGCCATGAAAAACGCCACCGACTTCGAGGGCGGCGAATGGCACACCCCGTATCCGAATACCGTCTTTGAATTTCGCGTCTCCGGCCATCGCGTCATCCTGACCATTGGCGCACGCGGCGAGAACGGCATTATCGAGTCAAACTGCATCGTCTACATCGAGACCAAGTCCGATGGCTGGGTGATGTTCGCCGGATACGAGGTTGTGAACGGCGACCTTGTCCACGCGAAAAACGCGCCTTATGACGTCAAGCTAGTTACGCAGAGACTCATCACCGACCTGTGCTGGAAGCAGGTGCGCGCGGTCTGCATTTCGCTGGAGGCCGAGGTTGCCACGACGTCGGTGGTCGCAGCGCCGCACAAGCTGAACTCCAAGAGAGAGCGCCATGGCAAGCTGCCGATCTATGAATATCACGTCGTCGACCTCGCCCACCGCAAGCGGTACGCGCCCGTGCCCGTCGCGCCCGGTGACATCGAGGACGAGCGCCGGCACCGCCGCCTGCACGCGGTTCGCGGCCACTGGCGGCATTACACAAACCGCAAGGTCTGGATCAAATGGCATTTTCGCGGTGATCCCGACCTCGGCTTTATCGACAAGGAATATCGGCTATGATTGTCAAAAGCGTCGGGCACGCCGACAGGCAATTGGTATTGAAATGACGAATCGAGCCGATGATGAAATGGTCGAGGGCTATAGAGACGGGCGCGACGCCAACAACCCGGAGCCTAACGCCAACAGATCGAAGGCGTATCGGCATGGCTTTCAAAGTGGGCGTGATGATCTCGCGCGCAAGCCCAGCGCGCCATACCAGCAACGCCGCGACGATGCAGAGCGCATCATTGCGGACAACGAATAGGATTGGAGCGGATTATGCCTAAACCAAAAATCACGGTTCAATACTACGAGCGGGACGACGGCTGGTGGAAAGTCATGCGCGACGGCAAGTGCGTCGAGGACTTCCGAAACAAAACCATTGCAGAACAGTACGCAAGGACGCTGCGGGAGCAGGGAATATGAAACTTGAGATTAAACCGAGATTGTAGGGGAGCGTAATCTTTTGGTGAAAAAGCAGACCGCATTCTCGCTATTTCAATCTTACGGCGTAGCTCTCACACGGTTGCAGGATCGGGCTACGAGGATGCGGAGAGAACTTGCTCAGCTAGATAAGGCCATAGCGGCTATTGTGGAAGAACGCGCATTGGTGGAAGCAGAACTGAAGCGGGGCCGTCGCGGACGGCCTAGAAACTAAGGAGCGAATTTCATGAGCCAATTCAGAATTAGATTTCAGATCGAGGGTGCGCATGTTTACTGCACGCTCTATGTCACGCCTACGCGAGGCTTGCCGTTTGGCAAGTGTGGAGATTTTGTCGTGAGGAAAGGCGAAGAGTTCAAAGAGCTTGTCCGCGCGTTTTCTGGTGCGGACTTTGTTGGGCAAAATCCGGCTATCGGAATTGTCGAAGCATCAAAACAAGATGCAGCGTAGGGGAGCCCATGAACATGACCACCGATACCCGCGTATTTCCCACCGCCGTCATCGCCTCTATCTCAACAGGCGTCCTGCTTTGTGAGTTCGGCAAGATGCACGAAGCTGCTGAGTATCTCATGGGGCATCCAATCTGGACGCACCACTTTTCAGACAAGGCGCTATCGGCCCAGATGCAGGCGGCGATCTTGGAACAGTGTCCCGGTATGCCGACAGAGATTGAAGGCTGCACCAAGGACAATTACCTCGCCAAGCTGGCGGGGATTGAGGCCGAAGTCGGCCCGGTACAGCGCATCCGTCATGGAAGTGGCCTGACAGCCATGCACCCGATGGACGGTATCCCGGCCCATGCGAAAGTTATCACCATCAATTCAACCCCCAACAAATAGCGAGCCCCAATGACGAAGCCCAGCATAGATCGCATCATCAGGGACGCTAAGCGGGAATGCTTGGTGCTGTCTCGCGGCGAGGCCAATGTCATGGTCGATGAGATCGTGCGCCTTCGCAAGATCGAGGCGGCTGCCCGCGAACTGATCGGCCCGGAAGGTATGCGGCTGACTATTTCCGACACCCAGCGCCTGACGGTGATCGAGAAGGCCGACAAGTCGGACCCCCACTACCGTCTCTGCACCCTGCTGGGATCATAGGAGCGCCATGCCTAAGAAGAAAAAGACATTGCGTGAACAGGCATACGACACGGTACTGCGGGTGCGCGGGTCGAGCGATGTTCCTGCCTTCGACCTGTGTGTGGAGCAAGAACTGCGCCGTCTCAAAGCAAAACCGAAATAGATTGGAGCGACCATGCGAGAGCCCATTGCCACGATGCACACCGCCCTGACGGCGACGGAACACCCCCTGTGGCTTCGCATCGTCAACTTGTTCGAGAAGCATGGGTTAGACCAGCCGCCTACCAGATTGCGCGATGAACTTGTGGTGACGCTCGATCACGCCCTGGCCTTTCACGAACTGAAAGTTGAACACGAAAACGTCATGGACAGCATTTGCAGGATCAACAGATGACGCTCAGTTGGATTGTAAGTGTTTTGTTTGGAAGTGCTATCGGCTGCTTTCTAGCAGCTAGACTATTTAAGTGAGGAGCGTTTGCTCACCGCGCGCCTCGGCGGTTTTCTGGGGCAGGAGTAAAGACGATGATTAACCACCCGAACCGCAGCCAGAAGGCAAAGTTGCTGGAAAGCGCCAGCGAACAGGTCATCAGCTACAAGGGCTTCGACAAGGATTTTTCCTGTCGCGGCTTCAAGTTTGAGATTGGCGGCTCTTACACCCACGAAGGTCCGGTTGTCGCCTGCGAAAGCGGCTTCCATGCTTGCGAACACCCGCTGGATATTTTCAATTACTATGCGCCAGCGGAAAGCCGCTTTGCGCGCGTAGTCCAGTCTGGTGAACTGTCTCGCCACGAAGGCGATACCAAGATCGCATCCGGCAAGATCACCATTGAGGCTGAAATCAAATTGCCGGAAATCATCGCCGCTGCGGTCAAATGGGTCTTTGATCGCGCAAAGCCGGAAGGCACAAGTTCACACGCCGTTGGCACCAGTGGCGCAGCCAGCGCGACGGGCTACAGTGGCGCAGCCAGCGCGACGGGCTACAGGGGCGCAGCCAGCGCGACGAGCGACAGTGGCGCAGCCAGCGCGACGGGCACCAGTGGCGCAGCCAGCGCGACGGGCTACAGTGGCGCAGCCAGCGCGACGGGCGACAGTGGCGCAGCCAGCGCGACGGGCTACAGGGGCGCAGCCAGCGCGACGGGCGACAGTGGCGCAGCCAGCGCGACGGGCTACAGGGGCGCAGCCAGCGCGACGGGCACCAGTGGCGCAGCCAGCGCGACGGGCGACAGTGGCGCAGCCAGCGCGACGGGCACCAGTGGCGCAGCCAGCGCGACGGGCACCAGTGGCGCAGCCAGCGCGACGGGCTACAGGGGCGCAGCCAGCGCGACGGGCACCAGTGGCGCAGCCAGCGCGACGGGCTACAGGGGCCGCGCAATGGGCAAAGAAGGCTGCGCGCTGTTCCTGATCTATCACGAAGTTTGGAACGGCCCGATTATTCATGTGTGGGCTGGCATTGTCGGGCAGAACGGCATCAAGCCGGAAGTTTGGTATGTGCTGGGCGCTGACGGTCAGCCGGTCGAACAGGAATAGGAGCGTTTTACCGCGCCGGGCGGTTCCCGGCTTTTTAATCGGAGATAGAACCCGATGAGTGCTGAGAACGTCAAAACCCTGAACGACAAAGCAGCGAAAGCCGATAAGGCCGACGATTCGATGAAGTTCTCTCAGGCGGCGTGCAACGTGGCGAACGCCATGTGCGCCGTGAAGTCGTCCGAGACAATCGGACAGCAGAAGTAACCGGGTGGCGGGGTGTCAAAGCCCCGCCCCCAATTTTGGAGCGAATTTCAATGTGGTTCACCATCAGGCTTTTACTTGGCCGAGTTACCTACCTCGAATGGGTCAGGCATAAGGCAAAGCACAGCAACATTTGGAAACGCGAACTTGCGTGGATGCTAGGAGAGACAAACCAATGACATTACGCGATGACGTTTCAGAAATGTCCCGGCAGCAGGACGAGCGTGCGGGTGCGGCTGCTCTTGTTTGCTATTGGGTAGAGCAGCCGCGTGGCGTGCCGATAAATGGACTGACCTTTAGGACTAAAGCCCAAGGCGGATGAATGGCGCGCTTCTGGAGACAACGCTCTGATGTCCTATGAGCCGGTCCCGCTGTATGAAGTGTCTACGGCGCTGGAGATGAGCCGGTGATTGATTGGATGTTTGAGTGCCGCAAGGCGATGAAGGAACGAGACGACGCGCGTATCGAAGTGGCGAGGATGCGCGACGTGTTGGAATGGACGGAGAACAATTTGCACTGGCGAATGTGCTGGAACAATCCGCAAAGTTCTTAAACAATAGGGGAGCCCTATGGACGCTGATCCCAAAGACCTGATCCCGCGCGGTGAGTTTCACCCGGTACAGACCCATGGCGCGGATAAACTGTCGCCCATGCCCGACGCCGTGACGCGCCGCGCCTATGAGGTCTATGCCCACGTTTGGAGCGCGCAACCGGCAATGGTCGATCTAGCCGGGCGCGGTTGTCGCGGCGGGTTCAGCTTGGGCGAGATTGTCCCGTTCCTCTACGCGCGGTCATTCCCAAAAGCGGAATGGAAGATGCGCTACGCGGAAGCCTGCCAACAGAAACCAGAAAAATAAGCGAGCGCCTGATGCAATTCTATTTCGACATCGCCTACGACAGGCCCAACGGGCAATACATCGGCGTTGCTCACCATGAGGAAGAACGCGAGTTTCCCAGCGACGGAGGGGCGCACACCTATTTTTTGTCCCTGCTCGATAGGTTCAGCGTCAGAGAAACATACTATCTTTGCCGCTGGGGCGAAGGTTCTAAGAAGGCTGCACACGAAGCGGCAATCTTGGAAGAACCCGGCGGCGTTTAGGAGACTGAGCATGAGTGACCGCGATGAATACGGACGGCGTGAGCCTGATGACGATGAGCGCCGCGAGGCGTGGGAAGCGAAGCAGGCGCGTCGGCGCAATACCTGCCTATGCGGTTATCCTGATTGGCCCGGCCAATGCCCCGGTCCCGCAAACTGCCCAGTTCACGGCGAAGATATTTAGGAGCCTGTTTTGAAGCTGGAACGCGGACACCGATTGGACATGGCGACGGCGGAAAGTCGCGCCTTCGCTGTGCTGTCCCGCGTGACACCGAACCCGGCTTCGCACATCGCCGGGTTTATCTGGCCCGATCACCAGATGAAGGCGCAGGGCGCTGGCGCGGCGGCCAGCCGCATCCTCAAGGTCTTAGAGCGTAAGGGGCAAGCCTGCTGGGTCAACCGCGATGGCAAGTGGGGCTGGGTCCGCACAAAGGGAGATTTCAAGTCATGACGAAGAAGCGGTCAGAACATATCAGCGAAGCGGCATGGGCGATACACCGCTTCAAGGTCGGCTGCATCCTGCTTATTATCTGGATTGTTGTTGGTCTCATTGCCTTGCCGAAGTGGTGAATGTTCTACAACCTGAAACTGACTAAGAGGGGAGCATCTGATGGCACCAAGGACAGACGCCGAACTGCAAGCCAAGTGGGATGCCATGCCCGGCCCGTGGGTAAAGCGGAAGCGCGGCATGTTCTATCGGCCAAACAACCAAGGCTACACCGCGTACATCGCGGAGGCCGGGTTCTGGCCGAAGGACGAAGCCAAAGCCTATGCCGCCGAAAGCTGGGGCGAGGTCACGGCTGCGCCAGCCGCCGCATACCGCGAGGACATGGTAGCCGCCCGCGACGGCGCGATAGCCGCCATTGAAAAACTAGATGCTGCCATTGCAGCGACTAACTGAAAGCGAGCGCCTGAATGGACAATTATCGCCATACTGAAAATACCCGCGACTGTCCGTTCTGCGGCAAGCACACGCTGGCACTGGTGGGTGACGGCTATGACGAAACCTATCAGTGCATGTCCTGCCACCGCGATGCGGGCAGGTTCTTACAGAATACCCCAGAGCGGTCTGGTACGGCTCGCGAGGCCCCCAGCACCATTAGGAACGGCACGACCGTAGGGCCACAGGCCGCCGCTCACATTCCTTCAACCGGAGAAGCGGTTGCCGCCGAGTTGTACCGCTTCGCCACAAAGCAACTGGATTAAATGGAGCGGTAGGTGAAACGGTATCCGCGCATAGCTCTTGACCCTAACGCGCCATGCTATGCGCGCGAGAAGCCGCGCCGCGCGCCCGCACCAGACTTCATTACGGTGGTGCGACAAGCGAAGGCGGCCCTTGAAGCTGAGATGGAGACAGTCGAGTACCGGATGAAGCTGCTTAATGACATCATTGCAATTTACGAAACCTGAGGAGCCGCAGAAATGGATAAGACCTACGCCGATTTACTGAGAGAGCGGGCCGAACATTTCAATGGGCGCGACGGCGACCCGGATTTGCGAGTGCTGCTTATCAACGCCGCCGACACTCTGGACAAACAGGCCAAGTGCCTTCGTATGGCCGCTGATCGTTTTGAGGATTTGGCGTCGATCACCGAAAGCGATGGGCCATACACCAATGCCGGTTTCTTTCGCGCCAGCGCCCGTCGCTGTCGCCAACTCGACTTCTAGGGGACGCTATGACTAAGAAGTGGAGCGCGACCAACAGATGGCGTCGAATACAAAAACTTTCCAGAAACAATGAGCCTGTAAAGGAGCCGCAATGCTGACACGACGCGAGGAACAATTACAGAATGTCAAGCGGATGATTGCCGATCCCGATAGTCGCCCGGCAAACATGCGCGCCTTCGCTGACAAGTTGCTGGCAGAGCGCGGCTGGGTGACGACCATCGGAGATTTCAAGGCCATGACCGACGCGGTGCAGGAGTTGCGAACGGATGCGTGGGAACGCGATAATGGCAACAAGCGCCGCATTTCACTTTCACGATAAGGAGCGTTATGCCCAGAAAAACCCACAAGCCCGCAAAGCAGAAGCGCCGCGCGATCCACAAGATCGACACGCGAAAATTAAACATGAAGCCACTGACCGGCGCTGCGCTGGAACGGGCCGTGAAGCTGGCGCGCGAGCGCGGCTTAAAATCCCTGTAAGGAGTGGCCCAAAATGATCGACAAGATAGACATTCACCCGACGGGCACCGGCCCGCATGGGAAATTCTGGGAGGTCGACGTCGAGAGGGCGATTGCCCATATCGGGGGCCAGCGCGATCAGGACGGCACCGTCACCAGCATCTTGGTCGAAGCGCCTTACGCCCATCCGATCTGGCACAGCTATTGGCTATTCTGCACGCACCTGCGGCCGATCATCAGAGACGGCAAGCCGCTGGAGACAAAATTCTATCTGGAGTCCGCGACGCATGAACTTTGGCTGATGGCGCTCGCCCCCGACAAGCCGCGCCAGCCGCAGATCATCAGCGGCAACATGCAATATCTGACGCCAAAAAATTTCGGTGCCCAGTTCATCGCCGCCAGTGACGGCATGGCGCGCGACCGCGTGCTGAAAACAGCCGAGGACATCGTCGACGGCAAACTCAACCCTGATACCGATTACATCAAATGGTGGGCCGAGCGGTGGGGCACCAACATGCTCAAGGCGGGCTGGGACAGCGGCACCAAGATCATCCTTGGCGACCAGACTATCGCTATCCCGCCAGCCGCCCTGCCGAAGGAAATGAATTGATGGTGCACGGTCCAAACCAAAAGCGGGGCTGGACCGAGGCGCTGAAAGCCGCCTGCACCGGCCGCTGCGGTGACATGGGCGAGCCGTCCTGCCATAGCCTCGTCGAGGATTGCGAGCCCTGCGCCGACTGCCTTGAGGAATTGTACGGCCCGGCCGAGAAGCTGCCGCCGCGCTGCCCGGATACCGGAGACCTGTTCAAACCTTGAGTCGCGCCCCCGTTTGGCCGTACAACGGCAAAAGCTGGGGAGTCGCCATGACCGCATATTCCGATGCCGTCGCTGCCGCCAAGGCCAGAATGGCCAATGGCGCAGGCGCGCAACGTCAGATCGGCGAACTGGCCGTCGGGTTCGGCGACGAGAACGACGATGGCGACCGCTTCGGCGGCGCGGACGTCCACACGACCGGCGGTGGAAATGCCACGCCACATCAGGATTTTAGCGAGATTGTCGCCGATGCCACGCTTGGCGTGGACGGTGAAGGCAAAAAGCCCGGCGCTCCTGCCGGGCAGCAAAAGACCAAAACCAAGGTCGGGGGTGATGTCGTGACGACAGAAACGCGCAAGTTCGCCAAGGTCGAGGGCATCAGCCACGGCATCGTGTTCGGCTACGGCATCGTCTGCAAAGAGGACGGCAAGGACTATTTCGACGTGCAGGGCGACCATATCCCCGAGGAATCAATGCTTTCGGCTGCGGCCGACTTCGCCAAGGGCGCACGACCGGGCAAGGACATGCACTCCGGTTCCGACGTCGGGCAGCATGTTTTCATGTTCCCGCTGACCACCGAGATCGCCAAGGCGCTCGGGATCAAGACCGAGAAAACCGGGCTTCTGCTGGGCTATGCCCCGCCGCCCGACATGCTGGCAAAGTTCGTTTCTGGCGAATACACCGGATTCTCCATCGGCGGGGAACGCGGTGAGGACGAGGAGGTCGCATAACCATGGCCAAGAAAATCATGCGCAGCTTCAAGATGAACGAGATTTCCGGTGTGGACAAGCCAGCCCAGAAGGGCGCGCTCGCCTTGATCGCCAAGCGCGACGCTGGCACGGGCGACCTTGACCTGTATCTGGCCAAGGCGGCCGGGGCGACTGACCTGCCCGCCGCTGTCGAGGCGTATCTCAAGCGGACGTTCACGGCTGACCAGCGCAAAGAGGACGCGGCGTCAGGTGCAGCGATGCCGGACGGCAGCTTTCCGATCAAGGACCGCACCGATCTTGAGAACGCGATTCGCGCACATGGCCGCGCAAAAGACCCGGCCAAGGCCAAATCTCACATCACCGCGCGGGCCCGTTCGCTCGATGCGACGAGCCTGTTGCCTGCCGAATGGAAGGCTGGAAAAAGCATCGGCGGCGACCTAGTTATGGAGATCATGCGGGTGGCCCCGCGCGCCCTGCCGGACTTGCTGGAAAACGTCACAAAAGCCGAGGAAATTGAGGACGAGATTGCCAAGCTGGCGGACCCCAAAATCCGCAAGCAAAAGCAGCACGGTCTGCGTGTCGCAAAGGCGGCGCTGATCTCCTCCGCATGGAGCATCGCGGACAGTACGTCCGGGGAGGACAAGCCGTCACTCTTGCGCAAAACTTTCAGCGAGTACAAAGATCACATCGTAGGGCTCGCGCCGCACGGTGCCGAACATGGGGATGCTGACATGCAGAAAGTCATCGCAAAGTCGCTGGGTCTGGCCGAGACGGCCACCGAGGCCGAGGTCCAGAAGGCTCTTGACGCGCAGGCCGTTCTGGCCAAGCGGGCCGATGCAATCCTGAAAATGTCCGGCAAGCACTCCGCGTTCATGGCCAACGAGAAGGCCAAGATGCCGGAAGGCGGCAAGGAAGCCTTTGCCGATATGTCCGCCGACCAGCGCGACAAGCACATGGAAAAGAACCCCATCGAGAAGGCCGCCAAGGAGAAAGACGAGGACGAGGACGAGGACGACAGCGACGGTGCGCAGAAGAATTGCATCAAGGTCGACGGCGTCAAGGTTCTGCGCAAGTCGGTCGGCGACAGCATGTTTTCCGTCGTGAAGTCCCAGCAGGCCGCCATCCAGAAGGCCGAGCGCGAGACCGCCATCGGCGTGATCGAGAAGCGCGTCTCGCCGCTCAAGCTGCTGATCGGCAAGGCCGACGAGACTGCCGCCATCCTCTATCGCGTGAGCATCGGTAAGGCCACAAAGGCCGATGCCGACGCTATCGAAAAGGTGCTGGTCAGCGCCAACACGCTGATCGGAAAGTCCGACGTCCTGTTGAAGGAAATCGGCGGCAACGGCGGCAACGGCGGCTTCTCCAAGGCCATCGAAGGCATCAACGCCGCCGCCAATGTTCTGATGCAGAAGGACGCCAAGCTGACTCTGGCAAAGGCTCGCGTGATGGCACGCGACCAGAACCCGGAACTGGCGAAGCAGGAAGAAATCGAAGCGCGCGAGGCGCGTAGGGCCGCCTAACAGCGGCAGGGCTTTTTGCCGGGTATCGAACCGGCGTTTTTAGTGGGGGTTGCCGTCATGGCATGGGAAAAACAGCTATTCGACATTCCGGGTCTTACCACCGACGTCGATCTGTCGGGCACGACCGGAACGACCGAGGGCTATAACTCGACGGGCCAGTTCCTTTTCGCCAAATACACGGCGGAATTGGTAATCGAGCCGTGCGCGGCCCTGACCGACAATCCCATCGGCGTCATCCAGACGAATCCGAAGTGGGCCACCGGCTACACCAACGTCGGCGTCGAAGTCCGTCAGCTTGGCGTGTCCAAGCTGGTTGCGGCCGCGACCACGACCTTCGGGCAGATGCTCGGCCCGGACGCCAATGGTCGAGGCGCGGTTCGCGTTGTGACGTCAGGCGGCGGTGACGCGACGCACTGGGTTGCTGCGGAATGTTTGCAGGGTGGCGCGGTCGGCGAACTGCTGACGGTGCTGCTGTTGTCGCCGTTCTATTTGCAGGCTTAATCGGTCTGCACAGTTTTTTACTGGGGCTGGGGGCCCCTTTTTGAAAGGGAAGTATCGCCATGGCGCAACCTACCAGTTCCGACGTCCACGCCGATGCGGCGCTGACCGATTTCTCGCTGGCCTACATTCAGGACAACGCGAGTTTCATCGGCGGCAACGCCATCCCGACCTTCCCGGTTGAGCACAAGTCCGACCTGTATTTCGTGTTCAACAAGGACGACTGGATGCGCGATGACGCGGTGAAGGTTCGCGCCGAGAACGAGGAAGCCCCGCAGTCCGGCTTTACGCTCTCCAAGCAGTCCTACAACGCGACCCCGTGGTGGACCGCCGTGCCGCTGTCCCAGATGGTGACGGCAAACGCCGATCCGGGTGTGGCGCTGGACAAGGCGGCCGCGCAGCTTGTGACGCAGCGCATGTTGATCCGTCGCGAGCGCCTGTTCGCCACCAACTTCATGCTGTCGACCTCCGGCTGGGCGACCACCAAGAACGGCAGTGCTGGCGGCGGCTCCGACTTTACCTCGTGGGACGATTATGCATCGGACCCGGAAAAGAACATGGACGACGCCAAGAACTACATGGTCAAGACGACCGGGTTTGAGGGCAACGTGCTGTCCGTGGCCTATTCGGTGCATCAGGCGCTCAAGCGTCACCCGATCATCAAGGACCGCATCAAGTACACGTCGCAGGAGTCGATCACCGCTGCGCTGATCGCCAAGTTCTTTGAACTGGACGAGTACCACGTCTCCAAGGCGGCCTATTCGTCCACCAATGAAGGTGCCGTCACCAAGACGCAGGCTTTCGCGATCCCGGCCAACGCGCTGCTGACCTACAAGGAAGGTGCGCCGACGCTGATGTCGCCGACCGCCGCGACGATTTTCTGCTGGTCGAAGCTGACCGGCATGAACGACGCGGGCGTCCGCATCGACCAGTATTACGACGAGAAAAAGAAGCAGGACGTGGTGCGCGGCGAGTTCGCCTTCGCCATGGTGATTTCCGGCTCCGATCTCGGCTATCTGTTCAAGGACGCCACCCACTAATCTGGGTAGCGTCGCCATCGGGGACCGGCTAGGTGCCCAATGAAGGTGTGAAGCATGGCGGGCAAGATGAAAGTGGCGGGCCCCTTCCTCGGGAAGGATCGCAAGCCGGGTGACATCATCAACGACGATGAACTGGGGCATTGCACCCGGCAGACCTTGGACGCCTTGGTGTCGAATGGCATCATGGAAATCGAAGGCATGGGCGCTCCGGCTGGCGTCGATGCCGCGACCAAGGAACTGATCGGCCAGATGCTCGGCAGTTTCGACCGCTTCCGCGAGGGCTATGCGAAAGACATGGCCGCGCTTCACGACAAGCTGGACGTGGCGCTCGGCGGCAAGCCTGCCGCGAAAAAGCGCAAGTAAAGGGGCAGTAGCCGATGACCATTCCCGCCAACTCGCCGCAGCCGAACCAGACCACGCAGGGGGCCGCTGCCTTCAAGAACGCGCTGATCGACCCGGCGCATGACGTCTGGCTGCTGAACACCGACACCAAGCCTGCCAACGGCGACGGCAACGGCTATGCCGGTACGGGCTCCATCGCCATCGACCATGTCCTCGGCGCGGTCTACATCAACACCGGCACGCTGGCTGCGACCGTCTGGGCGACGCTGGAGTCGACCGGCGGTGCCGTGACCTTCTCCTCGGCCGACGCGCTGACGGCACACTCCGGCGGCGGCAAGACCTCGGCGCTGGCGCTGTCCAAGCAGGTCAACCGCTTCTCGACCGTGGCCGCCGAACTGGACAGCGCGTTGCTGCCCGCCTCTGCGGCTGGCGGCTTTGTGGTCGTTACCAACGGCGGCGCGCACGGCGCAGACCTGTACGGCGCAGGCTCGGACACCATCAACGATGTCCTCACCACGACCGCCTTTTATCTGCCTGATGGCGCGACGGCCCTGTTCTATTCGACGGTCGCGGGCAAGTGGTATGGCGGCATCATCGGCGGCATCTTGGGCTCGGCGACGGAATCGCAGCCGTCCAACCCGACCGCCCCCGCCAATACCTCGACCTATTTCATGCAGGGCCTCGCGGGTGCGATCACCCCGAAAAAGTACGGCAACGCCCTCGTCACGGTTCGCGGCAACATGATCGGCTCGTCCACCACGGCGGGCGATGGCATCCTGTTGCAGGGCAGCTATGGCACGGGCGCGGCTCCGGCCAATGCCGCTGCGCTGGCTGGCACACAGGTCGGCGCGGTGCAGGAATACACCAATCCGGCGACCGTCACGGCGGCCGACATCAACGTGCCATTCAGCATGACGTTCCTTGTGCCCGCTTCGGCCGTCACTCTCGGCGTGGCCCTGTGGCTGGACTTGGCCGCCAAGTCGGTTGCCAACGCCTCGCATGTCGGCCTCGCCAACGTGGACATCACCGCCGTCGAAGTCGGCTAAGGGGAGGCGCGAGCGCAATGCCGCTGATCCTCTCCCTAAACCCGATCACGACTGCCATGACGGCGCTCGTCGGGAGCGTTTTCGATCTTGAGCCGGGCCCCAACCGCGATCTATTGCTGGAGGCCGTGTTTGCTTATGGCTCCAGCGGAACGTCGGTCGACGCTTGGGTCCAGACCACAGTGGATCAGGGTGCCACATGGATCGACATTGCAAATTTCCACTTCACCACGTCGGCGTTGAAAAAGCTGTTCAACCTGTCGTCCGCCACCCCAATCACATCGCAGGCGACGCCGGGCGATGGCGTGCTGTCCGCCAACACGGCGGTTGACGGCATCATCGGCGGACAGCTTCGCGTGAAATACACGACGGTCGGCACCTATGCGGGGGCCACGTCTCTTGGTATCTATGCTGCGGGAGCGCGCCTGCGCGCGCCTTAATGGGGGTCTGAAATGAGCGTGAAACCGGGCGACATTCGCTTCTATGGTTCGGCCAACATGCCGGACGGCGACGGCGCAACCACGGGCGGCGCGCTGGATACGACCAAGAAAATCACCTTTGTCGACGTCTCTCCGACCGGCACGGTGGACTATGTCTCATCGTCCTCGTCGGACACCGCGACCACCATCACCGCCACCGGCCGCGACAGCACTGGCGCGATCCAGCCCGAGACCAAGACCCTCAACGGCACCACCAAGGTCACGGGCTCGCAGTCTTTCGAGCGCCTGTTGAAGGCCGTGGCGGGTGGCACCACCGCCGTCGGCGTCATCGCCGTCTTGAGCCATACTGCCCTTATCAGCGCGCACACCGCGCAGGCGGCCGCCAACTCGACCGGCATCACCCCGGCGCTGATCCAGCTTCAATCTGGCGATGCTGCCTCGTGCGCCATCGGCGACATTATCCGCATCACCAACAACACGCCGAGCGGCGTGCAGTACCTTCTTAAGGAAATCATCGCCGTCACCGGCTATGGCACCGATTATGTCGCCGTGGACTCCGACTGGTCGACCGTGCCGTCGTCCTCGACGACCTATGACGTCAATCAGGGCATGCTGTTCAACCTCGCGCCCAATCAGGTCACGCAGGTCCGCCGCCCGTTCTACAATGCCTCGGCCGACATCGCTGGCGGCGTGAACAAGGACTATTTCGAGAAAATCTTTGCGGTCAACAACAACACCACCATCGCCCTGACGGCGGTGCAGATCAGCAAGCAGGTCGATCCGTCGTCCGGCGTGCTGGACCTTGCGCTGACCTCCGCGCTCAACGACACCGGCACCGTCGCCGCGCGCCAGACCGGCCCCACCACCGGGCTCAACGGCCTTGCCGCCAACACACTTGGCGCGGCGATCACCACCACGACCGCGACCTCGCTGACCATGACGGCCAACGCGGCCTTCCCGCAGACCATCGTGAACGGCGGATTTTTCATCCAGATCGACAGCGAAATACTGTTTGTCACGGCTGGCGCTGGCACGAACTCTTGGACCGTTGCGCGTGGACAGTGCGGCTCGACCGCCGCCACGCACACCAATGGCACGGCCGTTACCCAGTACATCAGCAATGGTGCTGCGCCGCAGACCATCAACGTGCCGTCTCCGCAGAACTTGCCGTCCGGCGCTGCGCCGAACGCGGCTGGCGCTCAGGGCGTGTGGCTGCATCTGCACTTGACGCCGGGCTTGGCTCCGGCCAAGACCAGTTTCACGCTGCGCGAGTACGGCACCACCGTCTAAGGTCCGCTACTCTAAGGGGACCAGATGGCGTTCATTCTTAAACCGCGCGTAAAGGAGACCGCCGCCGCACCGGGCACGGGGCAGATCACGCTTGGCGGCGCGGTCACAGGGTTTCAGGCTTTCAGCGCCGTTTGCTCCAACGGCGACACACCGTCCTACACCATCAACGACACCAGCGGTAACTGGGAAGTCGGGATCGGCACTTACGTCAGCAGCGGCAACAAGCTGTCAAGAACCACAGTTCTTGGTTCCAGCAACAGCGGCAGCGCGGTCAATTTCAGTGGCTCTATAACGATGTGGGGCGACCTTCTCGCCCAAGCTGCCCAGTGCGTGCCGTTGGCGGCGTTCCTCGTGAACATGACCGGCGACCAAACTAATTTCAACGGCACCGGCGCTACGAAAGCTATACCGTTCAATCAGGCGCAACAGAACGTCGGCGGCTACTTCAATCTCAGCACCAATTTATTTAAGGCACCGTGCGCCGGTATTCTTTCGGGAATGTTGGGCATCCAAATGTATGCGTCGGGGCCTTGGGATCTTATCAGATGCGCGCTGGACGGAAGCGTGCAGGGCACTGTTTATTTGGAAAGTGGTCTTACCCCGAACAGCACCATCAACAACATAAATATGTTTAGGCCATATTCCATTTTGCTGGCGGCGAGCGAAACGGTACAGGCCAACGATGCCAGCATCAACGCCGCCGTCACCACCACCACCACCATGTACGCTGGCACCGCATGGTCGGGTGTATTTGTCCCGGTTTAAAAAGGTTTCGCCATGCTGGGCTTTGATGCGCTCAATGAAACTGCACTTAACGAGTTGCCGGGCGCTGGTGGCTCGACAATCTTTTGTGACTCCGCATCACCGCTAATCGTCGGCGGCGGTGTCGGTGGCGACAATCCGATGTTGCCGGGCTGGATCAACCTGCTACTGCGAGACAGTCCGAAGCCGGTTGAGTTTTTTGTGCCAGTGCTGCGCGACAGCAGTTCCAACGTCGAGATCACGAACGATGTCCGGTCAAACACTATTGCGCCGACAGAGATCGGTGTCGCTGTCAGTTTCGGCCCGGTAATCGTGGCCGAAATCTTGGGAACAGACCTCGTGCTTTCCATTGACCCGTTCGGCTTCAAGGGTCGGCTACTGGCAGACAGCCAGTCCAACGTTGACACTGGCGGCTCGATCTATGTCGACGATTCCCACGACATGCCGCTGGAGCACACGGTTGACGTAAAGCCTCTGACATATTCGCCTCTGGAAATCTTGTCAGCCGCGCCGTCTTTCGCATGGATGATCCCGTTTGAGGATTTTGCGCTGGTGCGGGTCGATAGCGCCACCGCACCAATCGAGATCACCAACGACGTTCACGCCGACAGCGCCGCATGGCTGATCGACCTCGCTGTGCAGGTCATCAACCTGTTTGGCGTCCTGACCGAATGGCGGGCGACGCTACAGCAGGACGGTCAATCCGGTGCCGAGCATCTGACGGCCGAGGGCCGGGACAGCGCGCAGCCGGTCGAGGAGACAATGGAGGTCCGGGCCCATTCCTCGGTTCCCATGGAGATCATCGGCTCCGGCATCGGAGAATCAGCCGCCGGGCCGTTTGAGCACATTGGCACCGAGCAACGTGACGCACCGCTGGCCGCCGAGCATACCGTTGACGTGCCGGTGCAGACCGCCGCGCCGGTCGAGATCACCATGGACGTCAAGGCGTTGGCCTCGGTCCCACTGGAAAAGACATTTGACGTGAAGCCGATGTTCGCTGTGCCGATCCAGTTCACCACCGATCTGCGATTCGACACCGCGACCTTCCCCATTGGCGCGACCGGCCTGCTGCTGGTCGATAGCCTTGCAGCGGTCGAGCGGCTGCTGGGCGTCAGCGCGGCCGCGTCGGCTGTGGCCGAGCGCCTTGGCGGGCTCGCTGCCGATATGCCAGTCAATGGCGACCAGAAGGCCACGGTGGAACGCGACAGCCAGTCACCGAGCGATACGACTGGCGTGGTCGCGCCAAGCCAGTCCTTTGCGCCTGTTGAGGTTGGCGGCGGCGTCAGCACGACCGAGCCGAGCCCGGCAGAGTGGCGCGGAACCATGGCGGTCGACGGCGCGTTTCCGACCGAGTTCCGCACATGGCTGGCCCAAAGCACCCCGGCTCTGGCCGAGGCGCTGGCGGCCATCAGGCAGGATCAGACAGTTCCAATGGAGGCGGCCGGTACGGTTTACGGCCTGACGGGCTTGGGAGCGTCCTACAGCGCCACGCTGGCGGTCGACCGCTCAGTACCGGCCGAGGTGCTGGCCGCCGTGGCGGCTGCTGCGGCCGTGGCTGTTGAGCGTGTTGGACAGCTTATGCACGCCGACGCCACTGGCCCGGCGGAATGGACCGGCGCGCTGCTGGTTGATCTGCCGGTTCCTGCCGAGCGGGCGGCCAAGCTGCTGCTGGACGCCACGGCGGCCAGAATCGAAATCACGATGGACGTCCACCGTGACGAGGGCGAGCCCATCGCTTTCTACGGTTATGCGCTGGTTCCGCAGGTCACTTTGCAGGGGTCCAAAGTCGCGGTACAGCTTGAGGGGTCCAAGGTCGCGGTCGATCTTGAGGGGTCGAAGGTGCAAATCCTTCTCGTGGGGCAGATCAAATGAGCACGACGAACCAAGATTTCACCATGTACGCCGGAGACGGCGGCCTTGTCTCGTTCCAGTGCTTTTCCGATAAGGCCAGCACCATCCCGCTGCCTATCGGCGGCGGCAACGTCACCGAGATTGTGTGGACGGTACAGCGCAATCTCGACGCCGGCTCGCCCATCGTTCTGACCAAAAAGCTGTCGCGGTCTGAGATCACCATTGTCGGTGACGGCTCTACCGGCATATTTGCCATCAGCGTGACTGCGGGCGACACGGCCGCGCTGACAGAAGCCTATTATCACAAGGCCGTCATCACCGATCAGTCCGGCAATCCGAGCACGGTCGGCGATGGCCAGTGGACGGTGAAGCCCAAGCCGATGGCGACATATTCCGGCGATCCCAGCACCAGCACCCGCGATCTGATCCGCGCGCTGGTCGGCGATACCGACATGGACAACCCTACCTATACCGATCAGGTCTATGACGGGCTGGCAGCAAATTTTGGTGGCCCACTGTACGTCGCGGCGCAGGTCTGCCGCATGCTTGGCCAGAAGTATGCCGGGAAGGCGACCAAGCGCCTCGGCGATCTGTCGATCAACTATGGCGAAATCTCCAAAAACTTCTTCAACGCGGCGGCCGACTATCAGGCGCAGGCCGACATGCACGGCGGCGGCATGTACACCGCAGGCATCAGCAAGTCGGATCGCCATAGCTATTCGCCGCGCTTCAACCGCGACGCCATCGGCGCGTTCACCACCATCAAGGCTTTCGACAATCGCGGCGGCAGCTATGGCGGCTTCCAGAACAACAATGTGCCGGAGGACAGCGCGTGATGGCCGACAGCTTCATCGCTGACTTTGCCGACATGATGCCCAGCGTCGTGAAGGTCGCGCCGCGCCTCAACAGCGACAAATATGGTGCCGTCACCTATGGCACCGACGTGCCGTACAAGGGCCATGTTTCCAACAAGGCTGGGTATATTCGCGGGCCGCAGGGCGAACTGATCGCCACAAAGGGCACGGCATGGCTGAACTGCCAGACCCCGTTCCCGCCAACCTCGCGCGTGACGATGCCTGACGGCAGCACGCCGCCGATCCTTGCCGTCAACGGTGCCGAGGACGAGACTGGCGTGCAGCAATTTACCCGTGTGGATTTCGGCTGATGGCCATGCGCACCGCCAGCGGCAAGACCATGACGGCGACACTCTCGGATCACATCACCGGGGTGGCCGCGCCCGGCCTGATGAAGGCCACCTACGCCGAATTGGAGGACGTGCTCAAGGACAGCCTGCCGCTGGTGCCGGTGGATACCGGCGCGCTGCGCGGGTCGGGCTATGTCGCCGAGCCGTGGATGGAGGACGATCACGTCATCGACGAGGTCGGGTACGGCGGCGTGGCCACCAAGATCAATCCCAAGACACTGGAGCCGACCACGGCCTATGCGCTGGCGGTCCATGAAAATCTTGAGGCGCACCACGAGGTTGGCCAAGCCAAATATCTGGAAGTTCCGTTTGACGAGCACACCCAGAACTTCGGGTCCAAGATCGCGGCGCGCATGAAAACCGACAGCGCGCCGACGCAGGACGAAAGCGGCGGCGCGGGAGACGTGGAATGAGCGTGCTGGATGACATCGCCGCCGCGCTGGTGACGGCCGAACTGGGGCAGGACACCACGGAGTCCGCCGACTGGATGATCCGCGTCGGCTATTTGCAGGAAGCGCCAGACCGCTCCATCTGCATCTATTTTGCGGGCGGCGCACCGCCGGAGACCGCTATCCCGGTCGGCTACCCCAAGGTGCAGGTCAGGGTGCGGGGACAGGCTAACGACTTCAACGCGGTGCAGGAAAAGGAGGCCGCAATTTTTGCCTTCCTGCACGCGGGCAATGCGCAAATCCAGTTCGGCGGCGATTATGTCTATTGCTATGCCCAGCAGTCGGCCCCGATGTCGCTCGGTCAGGACGAGAACCGCCGTTCAAATCTAGCGAGAAACTACAAGCTGATGCGCAGCCCGGCATGATCCCGCGCATTTTCGAGGGCGACACGGCGATCATTTGTGCCGGTGGATCGAGCCTCAAGGGCTTCGATTTCGGCCTGCTGCGCGGCCGCCGCGTCATCGCCATAAACCGCGCCCACGAATATCTGCCGGATGCCGACGTGCTGTGGTGGACCGATGCGCGCTACTGGCGGCGGGCCAGCCTGACATTGCAGGCGCACGCCGCGCCATTCAAGGCCACGGGCAACGTCGAATATCACCGGCACGAACTCCCGGCCGAAGTGACCCAGTATCTTTTCACCGGCCCGGACGGCTTCGACGAGCACCCGGAACACTTGCGCCACGGCTGGAATAGCGCCTATGCCGCGACTCACCTTGCCGTCCATCTGGGGGCGAAGCGCATCGTCCTGCTGGGCGTGGACCTGACGCACGACGGCACCAAAGCGAACCGCAACTTCCACAGCGGGTATGACACCGCGCCGCCGCCAGCCGAGACCATGGAACGCTGGAAAGCCTCATTTTCCACGCTTGCGCCGATCCTTGCGGCCAAGGGCGTCACCGTCATCAACGGCTCGCCGAACTCAGCCCTGACAGTTTGGCCTATGTGCAAACCAGAGGACGCCTTGTCCGCCTAGACGCGGCTGACCTTGTGGGGCAATAGTTTGCGCCTGAACTGGGCCAAGGGGGTTTTCCATGCCGACGTATCGCAAGGGCCGCACGGTCCTATTCAAGTACGGCAGTCAGACCAGCCCGGAATCCTATACGGCCATGGGCGGCCTGCGAAACTGCGAAATGACGATCAGCGCGAGCCCGGTCGACGTCACCAACAAGGACAGCGGCGGCTTCCAGACTATGCTGCCCGGTGCGGGCGTCACCAAGTACGACGTGACCGCGCAGGGCCTTTTCGACGACGGCCCGCAGCTTGACTCGCTGATCCTCGCCGCCAACCCGCCGCAGAGTCAGTTCAGCGGCCAACTGATTTTCGACAATGGCGACACCTATACCGGCAACTGGGTCGTTGTGACCCTCAAGCGCACCGGCAACTATGACGGCGCTGAAACCTACGATTTCAGCTTCGCATCCTCCGGCACCATCGTGTTCAACGCCGGGGGTTAAAACCACCCACCACCATAGAGGAGGCCATGCATGGCTAATGCGGCCCGCCAAGAAATCGACATCATCTTCGACGGAAAGTCGTATTCCGTCCGACCGACCTTCGAGGTCATTTCCGCCATCGAGGCCAACACAGGTCAGGCATGCGCCGCGCTGGCGTGGAAATTTCTCGACGACGATCCCCGCAATTATGCGTCTCTCTCTGAGACCGGCACCGTCCTGTATTGGGCGCTGCGGCCCAGCATGGGCGACAAGCTGACACCGGCCAAGGTCGGCGAGGTTCTGATGAACGACGGCTGCGGCCCGTTCTGGAAACCCCTCGGCCTGCTGTGCTCGCGCGCCATCAAAGGCAATACCGAGCATGTCAACGCCGCCATGAAAGAGATCGAGGAGGCTGGCGCGACCGCCGACTCGACCCCTCCCGTGGCGGCCGACGCGCCGCCCCAAGCAAGCTAGACGTCGAGAAATGGGCAACCTTCGCGCTCGGTGTGTTGCATTGGTCGCCGGAGGATTTCTGGAAATCGACCTTCTACGAAGTGTCGTGCGGGTACATCGGGCACCTGCGGGACAAGGGCTCTCTGGACGACAAGTACCAGTGGTCGGAGGATGATGTGCTGGCCATCGAAGAAATGAAGCAGCGTTTTCCCGACACAAAGCCGGGTGACGTCTGATGGCTGGCACGGAACTGGACCGCCTGTATTACACGGTCGATTACGACCTCGGCCCTGCCATGGCCAAGGCGAAGCAGCTTGACGGCGTTTCCAAGACCGCTGGCGACAATATCTCCAGCCACTTCAAGCGCGCGGCGGCCGGTGCCGAGGAACTGCATCGCGGCATCGAGATCAACCGGCGCGAACTGCTGTATTTCGGCCGCGAGGCGATGACGGGCGACCTTGCCCGCCTGCCGTCCACCCTGCTGCTGATCGGCACCCACCTCTCCGGCCTGACGTCCAAAGGCATCCTCATGGGCGGCGCGGTGCTTGCCCCGTTCGCCGCCATGGCCGTCAGCGCCTATCAGGCGGAAATGGCCATCGACCGCGTCGGCCGGGCCATCGCCGCCACCGGCAGCGCGGCTGGCCTGACCAAGGGGCAGGCATATGGCATCGCCCAGAACCTTGCTGGCGGCGGGTCCGATATTTCGATGCGCGGCGCGATGGACGTGCAGTCCAAGCTGCAGGCGCACGGCCGCGTCCCCGGCGAGGACATGCAGGAGGGCGTCAAGGCCACCTACGGCTATTCCAAGATGTCCGGGCTCGGCCTCGACAAGGCCGCCGAGGGCCTTGAGGAAATGATGAAAAATCCTGCCAAGGCCGCGCAGGATTTGCACGACAATTTCAACCTGCTGACGGACGCGCAGGTCCGCGACATCAAGCAGATGAAGGATCGCGCCGCGCAGGAAATGGCCATCTTTAAGGCCCTGACGGATCGCTGGAAGCAGGTCGAGGACAGCATGTGGTGGCTGTCCAAGGCTTTCGACGGCTTCGGCACATGGATTTCAAACCTGTGGTTCAAGACCGGCTCGACGATCTCCGGTGCTGCGCCGCTGGAACAGCGCGCCACGCAGGCCAACGATGAAGCCCAGCGCATGCGCTGGGCCCTTGGTCAGCATGCGAAGGGCGTCACCCCGGCCATGGTCGAGGCGGCCGAAAAGAAGGCTGGCGATCTGCACTGGCAGGTCGGCGCTGGCCAGCGCGCGGCTCAGGCGGCCGAGGCAGCGAAAAAGAAAGATGACCTGTCGGCCGACTCCCGCTCGCCCGCCGCCATGGAACTGCAAAAGTACCGGGACGAGGCGCGCGTCAACAGCGCCAGCCCGCGCGACCGCGAAATGCTGCGGGCCCGGCTGGAGGCGAACCGCCAGTTCACCCTCAACAGCAACAGCGACGAGCCGGGCATGGCCCCGCGCGCCGGGGCAATCCGCAGCGCCACCATCGGCGCGGCGCAGGCCAAGCAGAACACCGACCGCAAGGAAGCCCTGTCCGTCGTCCAGCAGGAGGCAGCGGGGCAGGAGAGGATCGCCGAAGCCTATCGCACCAGCACGTCGGCCGGGCTGGCTATGGGCGCGCAGATCAAGGCCGAGGCCGAATACCGCAAGGGCGCGATCAACAACATCAACGCCTATCGCGACGCGCTGCTGAAAAGCGCCGAGGCAGAGCGCACCGAAGCGCAGATCAAGGAAAACCTGAAAGCCTCCGATTCCAACGCCGTGCTGGCGCTGGAGGTATCCCTGCTGCGCACCGACGAAAGCATCCGTGACCGCCGCGTCGCCCTGATGCGCGAAGAACTTGAATTGAAGGAAAAAGGCTTCACCGCCACCGACAAAGAATATCAGCAGGGCATGGCCAACGCTGCGCAGGCGGCCTCGCTCGCCAAGTCTAAGCGCGACATCACCGACGAACAGCAGCGCGAACTGTCGGTGGGCAAGGAATACACCGGCATGATCGGCTCGATTTTCGATCACGCCAACGAGGGCGCGAAGGGTCTCAAGACCCTGCTGCCCGACCTCCAGCAGTCCTTGCTGAAAATGTTTGAGAAGCTGGCCATCCTCAACCCGCTGGAAAACGCGCTGACCGGCTCCGTCACGGGCACCAAGGACAAGCTGCCGACCTTCGCCAGCGCCGGGAACCTATTTAGCATCCTGTCCGGCAGCGCGCCCAAGGGTGCGGCTGGCAGCAAGAAAGGCAGTGGCGGCGGCATCGCGGGCTTTTTCGATGATCTGTTCGGCGACGGCAGCGCGGCCGATGGCTCTGTGGCGGCGGGCAGCAAGGTCAAGGGTGGCGGACAGGCCAGCGGCCCAACCCACGTCACCCAGATGATTAGCGTCCACCCGGACGTGTCGGCTATTGCGCGCGGCGAAATCGTGAAGGCCATGCCGACGATCCAGTCCAGCGCGATGCAGGCGCTCAACGTCGCGGTCAAGCGCGGCTTCCAGCTTGGGGGAATGGGCTAAAATGGGCGTGTTCACTCCGTCATATCCGCTGTCCCTGCCGACTGTGCCCGGCGTCAAAAAGGTCAAGTGGACAATGGACAACGCCGTGGCGATTTCGGAGTCGCCATTCTCGTTTGAACAGCAGGCATACCAGTGGCAAGGCCAGCGGTGGAAAGGCGTCGTCACGATGCCGACGATGAACCGTCAGCAGGCCGAGGTCTGGCTTGCGGTAATGGCGCAGCTTAACGGCCGCGCCGGGTCTTTCTTGCTGGGCGATCCCGACGCAAAGAAACCGCGCGGCGACGGTCGCGGCACGCCTATCGTCAGCGGCGCAGGCCAGACCGGCAACACGCTGGCCACGACCGGCTGGGCCATCGGCATCAACGGCATCCTCAAGGCTGGCGACTATTTCCAGATCGGCAGCGGCTCGACGGCGCGCATGCACAAGCTGCTGTTTGATACCAACTCTGATGGCGCTGGAAATGCCACGCTGACCTTCTGGCCGACGCTGCGCTATTCCCCCGCGCTCGGTACGCCGATCACCGTGAACAGCGCGATGTCGCAGTTTCGTCTCGACGCGGCGTTCGGCTGGGATGCCAACGAGGTGAGCGCCTACGAGATCATGTTCAGCGTGACGGAATTTCTCTAATGGCCCATAGCCTCACATCAGGGATGCTGGCGGCGACGCAGGCCGCCGTGATCTGCCCGGTCATTTTTTGCGAAATCGACACCGCAGCGGGCAATATCTATATGTGGAATGGCTACGGGAATTTCTCGTGGAATGGCCAAGTCTGGATCGGCGGCGGCAATCTCGTCGAGATCGGCTCCGTCACCGAACAGAACAAGGTGATGGCCACCGGCTGCGCGCTGTCGCTGTCCGGCGTCGACATCGCGCTCGTCGCTGCGGCGCTGGAGGATTTGGAGCGGTATCTGCCAGCGCGGCTGTGGATCGGTGCCATCGACGAAAACTTCAACCTGATTAACGCCCCGTATCAGTTCCTCAACGGGCGCGTCGACACCGCAGACATCACACAAACCGGAAAGACCGCGACCATCACGGTGACGGCCGAAAGCCGCCTCGTCGCCATGCGCTTCCCGCGCGCCCGCCGGTATACCGATCTCGACCAGCGCCTTGAGCATCCCGGTGACGGCGGCTTCTCGTTCGTCGACACCATCCAAGACGCCTCGATCAACTGGCACGGGTAGGGGCATGAAAAAAAAGGAACATTGGCCAGTCCTGATGGCCACCTATCTCCAGAGCGTCCGCCACCAGCCGTTTGCGTGGGGCAGCTTCGACTGCTGCATGTTCGCAGCCGATTGCGTGGTGGCGATGACGGGCACCGATCCGGCGGCCGCCTTCCGCGAGCGGTACAACAGCGCATCCACGGCGGCGCTGGCGCTGCGCAATTACGCCGGGGCTGGCCTGATCGCGACCATGGACAAGATCGCCGAAGCCCACGGCTGGCAGAAGGTCGACAATGTCCTGCGCCTCCAGCGCGGTGACGTGGTGCTCGGTAGCCCGGCGGTTCTGGGTGGCGATCACGGGCTGGAGGCCACGGTCGGCATCTGCGCCGGGACAATCTCGCTGTTCGTCGGCGACAAGGGGCTTATTGGGGTTAGCACCATCGAGACGCCGGGCTTGCCCGCGAACGTCCTTTGCGGCTGGCGCATCAAGGCGGCGCGCGACTAAATGAGTAAGGCGGTCGAGCAAATTGGCGTAACCGTCGCGGCGGTGGCGGTCGATATTGTCGTCACCCTCGTGCTGACGCCATTCATCGGCCTCCCGGCGGCGGCGGCCATTGGCAGCTTGGCGGCATCCGGCGTCATGGCGCTGGGCGACTGGCTGATCGCTACAGCGCAAAAGCGCACCTTCTCGGTGCGCGACCCCATCGCCTCCCACAAGCTGATCTATGGTCAGATGAAGGTCGGCGGCGCGGTGACGTTCATCGACACCACGTCGGACAACAAATCGCTTTTCCTCGTCATCACGTTGGCGGGCCACCCGGTCGAGTCCATCGACGCGCTGTATGTCAACGACACCTATGTGCCGCTCACCTCGGCGGGCTGGGCTGAAAAGCCTATCGACTGGCCGGACGGCACCGCGCCGACCAATTACACGAACTATCTGCAAGCCTATATGGGCCTCGGCACGGTGGCTGGCGATGCTGGGCTTATCACCGCATTGCAGGCGCAAAGCCCGAAGTGGGGGCCGAACTTCTTTCAATACAGCCGCGCCAAAATCTATGTGCGACTCGGCTGGAACGATAATCTGTTCGGATCGACCGGCGTGCCGAACATCGCATGCGTGGTCAGCGGCCGCCGCGTGCTCGATCCACGCAACAATGCCATTCTGATCTCAGGCAGCACGACGGACGGCACGTTCACCACCTATGCGCCTCACCCTCTGGTGGCTGGCGATATGGTGTTCATCAGGGACCATTCTGGCGCGAAGCCTGCCAAGCCGCAGCCGTTCTGGCCGCAGGCGCAGCAGAACACCGTGGCGCAGGAATATGAGGTCGCCAACGTCGGCACGGACACGTTCCAGCTTTACGACATCGGCCACAACATTCTGACGCTGGCGGTCGGCGGCTCCGGCGGCACCGTGACCAAGATGACGTGGTCGGACAATTCAGTCCTCGTGGCGAACGACTATCTGGTCGAGCCGGTTCACGGCATGGGCGTGGTTTTCGACACCGAGGTCGACCTCGGCCTGATGGTAGCTGGCGCGAACCTCTGCGACGAAATCTCGCCGCGCGTCATTCCCAGCACCACCTGCACCGTCAACCCGGCCGACAGCCAGATCACTTATGTCGAAAATCAGGCGGCGGGCGCGGTGCCCGCCCTCTGTCAGGTCATGTTCACCACCACGGGGACGATGCCGTCTGGCATGACGGCAAATTTCCCGTACTTCTGGGCGCAGATCGGTGGCGGCCCGACCGGCGGCCTGTCGCTATCGTCGGTTGACGCCGCCAAGCAGCCGCCCGCGTGCATCACTATCGGCAGCGCCGGAACCGGCATCGTGACCATGACCATCGTGGAAGGGCTGACGCCTGACTTCACCACGAGCCAGCTTAACGTCTACAACAATGCCCTTCGCATCACGACGGGCACCGAGGTGACGCTGTCCAACAGCGGCGGCGCGCTGCCTTTGGGGCTGTCGGCCGGTGTCAGCTATTACGCCATCTTTATTTCTGACACCGTGATAAAAGTCGCCACCACGCTGGAGAATGCGCGCGAACACAATGCGGTCGGCTTCAGCAATAATGGCAGCGGCAATAGCTTTGTCGCCGTTGAGGCCGAGCCTCGCTACACCTGCAACGGCGTGGTCGACACCTCGGAATCGCGCCAGTCCGTCATCCAGAAAATGCTCACCAGCATGGGCGGCTATCTGGTGCCGTCCGGCATCTTGCTCAATGTCTACCCGGCCCAGTATCTCACCCCCACCGTCACGCTGGACGAGGGCGACCTGCGCGGCCCGATCAAGGTGGTGGCGCTGCAAAGCGGCGACGCCTCCTTCAACTCGGTGAAGGGTACGTTTGTTGATCCCTTCAATCGCGGCCAGCCGACCGACTATCCGCAGCTTCAAAACACGACCTACATCGAGCAAGACCAGTTTGAGGTGGTCTGGCGCGATCTCACGCTGGCGTTCACCAATTCCTCGTCGATGGCGCAGCGCCTCGCCAAGATTGAACTGGAGCGCATCCGGCGCGAACTGACGCTGTCCATGGCGCTAAAGCTGACGGCGTTTCAGGTCGGCTCGCCCGACACCATCCTCGTCAACAATGCCATGTGGGGCTGGGTTGGGGAATCCTTCGAGGTCCAGTCGTGGCAATTCAGCATCAACAACCAGAAGGAAAACCAGACCCTCGACGTCGACATCACCGCGCGCCAGACCGATCCAGCCGTCTATGCCTACACCGCTGCCGAGGAAGCGGCCGCAAAGCGCCAGAGCAACACGAACCTGCCTAACCCGTTCGTGGTCGCACCGCCGTCAAGCCTGACTCTCCAGTCTGGCGGATCGCTGATTGTCCAGCAGCCGGATGGCACGCTCGTCTCGCGCATCGAGGTCTCGTGGGAGTCGCCGGTCGACGAGTTTGTGCTGGATGGCGGCTTCATCGAAATCACCTATCAGGTCTCGGGCTCGAATAACTGGCAATCAGCCTCGACAGTGCCGGGCGACCAGACCATCGGATATATCGAAAACGCCACTATCGGCGGCTCCTATGACGTCGCCATTCGCTCGCGAAACGCCATCGGCTCGGTGTCCGATATAACCGGCGTGCATCCGTGGCAGGCCGAGGTCGACAGCTATACGGTCTTGGGCAAAACCAACGCCCCGAGCAACATCGCCTCCATCGCGGTGTCAGAGAACGGCATGACGGTGAACCTGCAAGGCTCGCCGATCACCGACACCGACCTTGTCTGTTACGAGTACCGCTATAACGCCAGCAATAGCTGGAGCGGCGCGACGGTGATTGGGCAGGCGGCGGCGATCCCCAATGGCAGCGGCGGCTTTGCTGGTGCCTATACCACCAACAAAGTCCCGGCCGGGACATTCTATTTCCTCGTCAAAGCCCTCAACAGCAGCGGCGTCTATTCCGCCGCCGCTGCATCGGCACAGTCGACCGTGACGGGCGATATTTCCGGCGCTGACATCGCGCCCGGTACGCTGGATGACGGTGCCTTCGCGGCTGGCATCGCCCCGATCTTTCAGTATTCGTCCCTGCCCAGTTCTGGCGCTTATGTCGGGCAGGTCGTGGTGCTCACCACCACGGGCGTTCTGTACCGCTGGGATGGCACGCAATGGTCTTTGGAAGTCCCGGCTGTCGCCATCACTGGGCAACTGACCGACGCCCAGCTTTCCGCCATCGCCGCAGCCAAGGTCACGGGACAGCTAACCGCTGCGCAGATCGCGTCCATCACGGCCGCCCAGCTTACCGGGCAGATCGTCACCACACAGATCAGCAACAGCAGCATCACCACGCCGCTGCTGTCGGCCGGTGCGGTTGACTCTGCCGCCATCGCGGCGGGCACCATCGTTGCCGGAAATATCGCCTCCTCCACCATCACCGGCACACAGATCGCGTCCGCGACCATCACTGGCGGCAATATCGTCGCTGGCACCATCCTTGCTGGAAACATCGCAGCGGCGACTATCACCGCAACACAGATCGCAGCGGCGACCATTCTCGGCACGAACATCGCCGCCGCTACGCTGACCTCTGGCCTGATCGCCGCCAACGCCATCATTGCCGGTGCTATCGCTGTTGGCGCGGTCAATGCCGGAAACATCATCGTCAACAACATCATCGTCACCGGCCATATCGTCGCCAACAGCATCACGGTCCCTAACGAGGTGCAGGGCAGCACGACGACGCTTACCACCTCGTTCGCTAACATCGCGACTATCACGGTCACGACCAGCGGCGGCGACGTCATGGTGGACTTCTACAGTTTCGCGACATGGAGCGGCAGCGGCACCGGGCCGGAAGTCAACTATCAGGTCACGCGCGACGGAAACGTCTTGTTCCCGATGGAGGGTGGCGGCGGAAGTTCTGTGCCTTTGGCGATCAATATGTCTGGCGGCGGCCTTGATACAGGCGTGTCCGCTGGCAGTCATGTCTATGCGCTACAAGGCAAGATGATCGGTGCTACCGTCACTACGAACTCCAACACTTTGCGCGTGACGGAACTGTTGAGGTGATCGGATGATGAAGGTTGCAGTATTCCACAAAGACACCGGCATTATCCGCCAGATCGTAACGTGCCGAGAGATCGACGCGGATCGGCAGCATCAGGCTTTCCCGGACCACGACTATGTGGACATCACCGACCAGCATCCAGCCCCGCATCCAGAAAGGCACGCCATCCATCCCGTCACAAAAAGGCTGATAATCAAGCCGCCGACGCCGTTTGATCCTGTGGCGGCCAAAGAGAAAAAGCGTGGCGCGCTGGAGCAAGCCTGCCGGGCGACATTGCAGGCCGCGATGGTGGATACGGCCGTCGATGACTGGATGGCATTTCGGGCCTTCACCCTGTCAAAGTATGCAGGCTTGCTCTCTGCCGTGGACTCTGCTTCTGATGCTGCGGGGTTGGACGCTATCGTCTGGGGGTAGGGGCATGCAGATCACATACGACCGCCTGACCGCGCTGGCGCTGGAAGGCGACCGCACGGTGATGACCGGAATTGCAAACCCGCTCAACAGCTTCCTCCTCAACAGCAGCATCAACACGCCGCTGCGGTGCTGGCACTTCCTCGCGCAGATTTGTTACGAAAGCGGCTTCTTTCGCCGCCTGATCGAGAACCTGAATTACAGCCATGCCAGCGCCATCGCTGCGGCATGGCCACGTCTGGCCAGCCGGGCCGACAGCCTCGTCAACAACCCGGAGGCGCTGGCCAACGCGGCTTATGCCTCCTATGTCGACACGGCGGGGGTGACGCATGATCCGCTCGGCAATGGCGCGGAAGGCAACGGCAATGGCTGGCTTTACCGTGGTCGCGGCCTTATCCAGATCACCGGCCGGTGGAATTACACCCACTATGCCACCCTTACCGGGATGGACATTTTCACGCGCCCGGACCTTGCCGCCGCACCTGACAGCGCGGTGCGACTCGCTATAGCCTTCTGGAACTCGCTGGGCTGCAACGACGGGGCCGATGCCGATGACGTGGCTTGGGTCACTCGCAAGATCAACGGGCCAGCAATGGACGGGCTCGCCGACCGTAAAACCCTGCGGCTGCGCGCCGCGACCATTTTCACCTGAGGAGAAAGTCATGGCATCGCTGTCAAATCTCGAAACCCGCATCACGGCCGAATGGGGCATCGTGCGCTCGTTCGTCGCCTTGCACCCCTTTATCGCCTGCGGCCTGTCGTTCGTCGCTGGCGCTGTGGTGAAGTGGGTTCTGTAAGCTGTGCTTGCCGGGCTGGGGAAATTCTGGCGTGACCTGATGACCGAGGATTCCAACAACTCGGTCTATTGTCCGGTGCGCGTATTCGGCGCTGGTGGGTTCGGCAGCTATCTCGGCCTGTCCGCCTATCACGTCATCAGCCACGGCGTTTTCGACTATATCGGGTTCGCCACCGGGGCCGCCGCCATCATCGGAACGGTGGCTGGCGGCATCGGCATCAAATCCAAGCTGGGCGCGGACGCGCCGTAAGGGGACACCATGTTCGGGATTGCAGATAAGGTTCTTGCCATCGCCTTCGCGGTGCTGATGGTGCTGTTCGCCGTCGCGGCCGGTGTCCAGACTGTGAGGATCAACGGCGTATCCTTCTTCGGCTGGTATGCCATCGACGGCTACAAGCCGCTGTACCTCGCCGACGAGCGCAACATGGCTCCGCTGCGATCCAGCGTGGCGTCCCTCAACAGCGGCCTCAACCAGTGCAACGCCTCGGTCAACGCGCTTGGCGATGCTACAAAGAAGCTGACCGGCGCGGCGCAGGGCCTTGTCGATCAAGCCGCCAATGGGCAGAAGTCCATCGCTGACAACATCGCCGCCGTCAGCAAGATGAAAACTGGCGATGAAAAATGCGCTGTTGCCGACAGCATCATCAAAAGGGCTTTCCAATGAGAATTGCCATCATCGCCACCTGCCTGCTGCTGGCATCCTGCGCGAGCCGTGATGTCCAGCCACAGATCGTCACCAAGACGGCGTATGTAGCCGTGGCAACGCCGTGCTCTCCGAAGCTGCCGTCGCGCCCGAAGCTGATGACCAAAGATGATCTCGCCGCCGCGACCGCCGCTGCGATCAACTTCGATGACAAGGTCAAGATCGTCACCGAACAGCTTCTCGCCTATATCGGATGGACCCCGGTGGTTGAGGCGGCGCTGACCGGGTGCGGCACCGTACCGAAGTAGGACAGTTCAGCCTTCTTGCGCCAGATGGCCGCTTTCGGCAGATTGGCGACAGGGTTATGGGGCTGTGAGACGGCGATGTCGGATATTCCGAGCGAACTTCCGCGCAATCCGTTGCTGCGTTGGGGTGCTTATGGTTTGGCTGTCAGCGCAATTCTTGCCGCAGGAACGGGTGTTTACGCCCTGACTGGGTCCGATGCGCCGCCTCTCGCCAACATCAGCCGAGTCGAAAAGGTGCAGGCCGATGATGATGCCGCCCATGAACGCATCAACAAGCGGGCCGATTCGATGCTTACCGTACTCAACGCAGAAAGCGTCACTGTTCTGCAAATCCAGCTTAGGGCCTGCCAGAAGGATCGGTTGACGGCCTCGGCCGACGTGAGAAGCAGCCCACATTCTGACATCGCGCAAGAATCACTAGACGAGGCAAAAGACTGCATCCGGGCCCTGTCCCGCCAGATCAACAAATCCCCGGACGGGAACTAACACGGCGCACGGCCATTATTCCAACATGCACACCTTGGCCAAAGTGATCCTAGTCACCGTGATCTGCGCTCTGGCGCTGGCTGTTGTATGGCTTCTGCCGCTGCCGCTCTGGGTCCGCCGCGCAGCCGCCGTGGCGCTGACCAGCATCGCGCTGATCGCCACCGTCGACCTAGTGCTGGTCGGGTAAAGAAAAACCCCCGCCAGTTTCCCGGCGGGGGCAGGTCTCACTTTTCATAGCGCGCCTTCTGACGACGCAGTTTGCGCAGCGCGGTCTCGGCCCGCTTCATCTTTGTCTCCCACCGCTTGATCGCCGCCAGCACGCGCTGGTGACGGATGGCTTTGATGTCCGGCTTTGCCTTCGGCTCACGCGCCTTGGGTTGCGCCACCTCCAGCCATCCACGCTTCACCACGGGCCTGAAAATAAATTACAGGGGCCAATTCTCGTCGGCGGCGATCATCGCCAGTTCCAGCGTCTTATAGAGGCGGGGCTGGTTGACAGCCCAGCGCCGCAGCCACGACCCGTCCTTGCGCTTCACGGCATACGGTTTCGGGTGATCTGGGAAAAGATAGGCGGCGCGCACGCCATCGCTGCGGATCGCGAAAGCCTCACCAGGGCCAATGACTGTCCAGTTCGCGCGCGGCTTCACTCGAATAATTCCCCATTGCCTTTTCGCTTGCGCAAGGTCTCCTCGCGATTTTTGCGGTGTATGTGCTTGTCATAGACCAGATGGCACCGCTGGCAGGCATGGAACATGCGGTCGATGCTTGTTTCCTCCAGCGGGACGCCATGCTCGTGCGCCAGCGTCAGAACGACCTTTGATCCGGTGATGGGATGCGGCTTGCCGTTTTCCGCGTTGCACCTGACGCCTGGGTGCAGAAAGCCGCACTGCCCCTTGCACTCGCACCGATTTCCGCTGCGCTCGCGCGCCTGACTGACCATGTCGCGCCATGATTTCGGATACCGCTTTGCGTTCTCCGGCCGAATGGGCATCGGCTATTTCCGCTTTTCCATGTTGATGGTGAGGTATTCGTGGCGCACGCCGTCGCGCATCAGCGGCGGCTCGATCAGCACCACCTCACCCTGGCGCACAAGTTCTGCCAGCAGCCGGAGTGACTGGCAGGAATTGTTCGGGTTCTTGAAGTCAAGCCCAGCCAGCGCGTTCATGGCTTGCTCGGCGCTGGCAGGAGTGGCTGCATCGAGCCGTCCTCATAGGACCGGGCGATGATGTTCTTGGTGTGCGCGCCGACGGTCGATCCGTCCGGCATGACGACATGCGCTAGAAAAGCCTCCTCGAAAGTCTCGATCTTGCTGGCGACGCTTTCCAGCTTCGCCTTGATGCATAGCAGCAGCGCGCGCCACCGTTGGCGGCGGACTTGCGCGTCGCGGTCCTTGCTGCCGGACGGCATCGGCATGGTCAGGTCGAAACGGATGCGGCGGTCTCCAGCCTCAAACATGATGACGGCCAGTTCGCCAGCATCGCCAGCGCCGGAGCGCGTCTCGGTGAAATAGGCGAAACTCTTTGCGCCGTACCGCAGCAAGGTCTTTTCGACCTCGGCCCGGCTCTGGTCGACAGAGACCTTAGTTTTTTCTGCGAAGGCCATCAGATGAATCCGTTCTTTGTTGCGACCCATTCCATGATCCGAAACTCGCCCTCGTCGCCAATGTCCATCTTGTCGACGGCCTGATCTGTGATGAAGTGCAGGCACGAGCGGCCGACCCAGCCGGTGCCGAACACCGTCTCGATTTCGACGCCGCGCGCCGTGCGGCCTCTAAGCGTGCCTTGCACCATCACATATTTCTCGTCACCGCTTAGTGGCATGGCGATTTCCCACTGGCCGGTGGCCCTTCTGAAATCCGCGCCCAGCAATCTTTGCCGGAGCCTTGGTCTTTGTGACGCCAGTGATGCGGTCGATCTTGGCGAGTCGGCTTTTTGAACTTCCCGCGCTAGTAGCCTTGGTTCCGTTAGTGACGACGGCGTGGCAAGCCTTGTGGCAGTAAGCACAGTTTTTTGGTTCGTCAGCGCCACCCATAGCGATCTCTGTTAGGTGCTCGCGCTCGATCTTTTGTCCCGGTTCCAGCTTGAGTTTGCAGCGATAGCAAAGCACGTCGATGCCGCAATGGTGCAGCGTCTCTATCACCTGAGATTCAGAAAACCGTTTCCGCCTCATGCCAGCGCCTCGGCCGGTGTTTTTCCACGCCTGATTCGATACAGAACCGTGTTGTATTTAAGCCCCTTGAGTTCAACAGCTTCGGCGAGTGACATTTTTCTGCCGTCAACGGTGACAGATATGTTTTTGCGCTGGTTTCTCAACTGCTCTTTTTTGGTCGCCCAGCGCACGTTTCCCGGCTGGTAGTTTCCATTTGTATCAGGAAAGCGGTCGAGGGAGTGAGCCTTCGATGGCGGCGGCCCAACATCACGAGCAAATGCTTCAAACGATTTTATCCACTCCGGGAAAACCGAAATGCCGCGCCCGCCATAATTATGATAGCCGGTCGCGTTGGGGCTATGGCACCGGGCCTTCATAGCCCTCCAAGCGTAGTAGAGTTTGGGCCGCAACCTTTCGTTTCGTGACGTCATTACGAAAACAACTCCCGCATGTCCATGTTGTAGAGGCGACAAAGCATGGCGGCGCGCGCGCAGGTCAGTGGCACGGTGCCCTCCTCGTTGCGCAGCAGGGTGGTCTCGTCGATGGCGATAGCGTTCCCGACAAAGGCGCGTGACAGCTTCAACGACTCGCGCCGGGCTTTCAGCGTCTCGCCGACCCATTCGTTAAACCGCTGTTCCGACTCGGGGCGGCTGGCCCGGACAATGGGAGGGCTCATTTGCCGCTCCCGGTCAGTTCCCGGGACCGGAAGTCGCAGGCGGCGCTCCACGCCCCCAGCATGACCTCGTCCTTGGCCAGTTCCTCGGCGATACTCTGCCGCAGGTCGGCCACGTCGTTCACATTGGAACAGGCAACCAGCAGGCGCTTGCCGCGCTCCATGGGCGGCTCGACCTCAAATTCGGCGTCCTGTACCGCCGGGGCGGCGGAACCGGTCTGCTGGACGTCCTGTGGCAGGCTGGAGGCGGGTTTGGGCTCTGACTTGGCGGCGGCGGACGGGCGGCGCTCGAAAGCCTTGCCCCGCGTCTGGGGCTGCTGGCGGGATTCCGGCGGCTGGTGCTCGATGAAGCGGGCCGGGGCCGGTTCGCCGAAATCGAAATTGTCGTCCTCGCGCATGATGACCTGCGCCAGCTTGGGGTCGATGCTTGGCACCGCCTTGATACCGCGCCGGATCACCGATTTGCGCCAGCCCTCGGTCCAGAACTTCGTCCACATGAGGCTATGCTGCGCCCGCGACTGTGATTTGACGTCGTTGATCGCTTCGGCGTCCATCACTTCGCGGCCCAAAATGGTGCCGTCCTCCAGCTTGAAAATGGCATAAGCACCGATTGGTGTGCCGCGCGGCGTTCCCAGCTTGGCTGGCGCATGCTCGATCCGGGGATTATCCCCTTGCTCCCACAAAAATTGGTCCTGCATGTAGACGACCTGCGCGTCGATCAGGATGCCGCCGCACTCGCGCGCGCGCTTGCGGATACCGTGCACCATCGGATTCCACTGGGCGATGTCCTCGTAGCGGTCAGGCTCTCCGCGCTTCGATACCTTGGTGTTATAGACGCCGATGTAGCCTTCCTTGCCATCGGGGACGAGACCATCCTGCGCGCTCTTGACGATGGCGGTGAAAAGTGTGCGCGGATTGAGGAACAGAAGATCGGGGTTCTGCTTCACCGCCGCGATGGTGGAATTGATGAACCTGTCGCGGGTGACGGTGGACGGCAGCATCGAAGCGAGGTTGTCGGCCCGGCTCTGGATTTCACCCTCAAAAGCGTCCCATTTTTCCTTGGCCACCTTCGCGGCGGAAACTGGCGGCTGGGCGGGCGCGGCTTCCTGCGCCAGTGTCTCGGCGGTGCCGGTCTGGGCCTCACCCTCCAGCGGAGCCTGCGGGCGGTCGTCGACGGTGGTTTCGGTGGTCATGGGAATCCTTATGTCTTGCGGGCGACGTTGGAATAGTCCTCTGCGAAGGTCAGCCCGGCGATGGGCTGCGTGCCTTTGTCGAGGTGTTCGCCGACCGTGGCCTTGTTGGCCGACTCGTACTTGCGCGCGGCCGCGAGGATGGCGGCGTCGGTGAAGTAGGGCCCCAGCAGATTGTAACCGCCGGTCAGCGCCTTGCGGTCGATCAGGTCCAGCACCTTGACGGCGGTGCGCAGGGACGAAACGCCGACGCGCTTGCCATGCGTCCGGGTCAGGTCGGCGGCCGACGTGGACGCCTCGCTCACGGCCTCGGCATGATCGACGGCCACGGCAATCGCCCCGGCTTGCGCGACGTTGGCGGTGTTGCGCGCTTCCTCGGCGGCGGCGGTCAGGCGCTCGACATTCTCCGGCTTGCGCGCGCGCGCGGCGGCGAGTGCGAGGCGGTCGGCCTCCTCTTTGTCCTCGCGGGCCTTTTTGGCGGCTTCATCCTTGATTTTCTGGGCGGCGCGGACGTTGATGTCGGTGGTGATCTGGGCGGCGCGCATCACGCCGACCTTGTAATCGGTGCTGGCCTCGTTGACCTTGAGACCCAGCGCCTTCAACGGCTCCCAGACATTCGTGTTGAAAAACCCGTCGATGATCTCGATTAGGGTGTCGTATGGGGCCTTCTCGTCTTTCTTGCCGACCTTGACCGCATCCATTTCGGCGCGGATCGCCAGCAGAAATTCGGTGGCGTTGCCGTCCGCCTCGTCATCAAAGACCTTGGCCTTGGCCGGGCCCTTATCCAGCAATTCCTTGGTGCGCTTGAGCATCGGCGCATAGACGGCGGCCAGATGCGTCTCAAGGTCCGGCGCTTGACGCAGGATCGGGAGGGCGTCGGGATCGCCGCTATTGTGCCCGATGGGTGGGGAGGGGTCTGACATGCTGGCCTATCCTTGAGGACGAATTGTCCTATAGGGTGAATATGGACAGTACTGCACCAGATGCAAGAATTAAACTGGGATGGTCCGATAATTTATCGGCTCGCCCGGGTTGGCCTCAGGCTCCAGCGGCATGTTCGCCACCGCCGCCCGCCGGGCCATCATGGTCTCATAGTCCACTTCGCTGATGGGGTATGACAGCAGGCGGCCCCACTGGTCGGCCGGATTGCGCGGGGTGTCACCGACCGAGCACAGCAGCGCATCCTTGTCGCCGAAGCCCTCCCGCCAGATGCGGGCTGGCACCCACGGCCCGTCCTGCACCAGCTTGCGCTTGTACCAGCCGCACTGGGGCTCGGCCGGGGCGGGCAGGGTGATCTTGTGGGATGGCCGGGCCAGCTTGGCCTGATACTCGGCCAGCGCCTTTGTGTGCCACTCCAGCCTGTCCTCGACGTCGATCCGGGCCACCGCCTCATAGGTGCCGCCGATCTTGCCGCCCGACATGATCCGGCGCAGCGCGTCCGGGGCCTCCAGCGCCAGCAGCAATTCCTTGAGGTGCACCGGGTTCATGGGCACGGCAGCGAGGCCGTCCAGCGTGACGCCCAAGGCCACGTCATCAGCCAGCCCGGTCAACTTCCTGTAAATCTTGATCTCTTTCCGGTGGTTGTTGATGGACAGCTTTGCGCCTGCCGTCATGCGGTAGCCGGTGGATTTCGCCGCCTCGCGCAGCACCGCGTCCAAGTCGCCCAGCTTGCGAATCAGCTTGCCCGCCATGCCAGAGCCCACGCCCGGCACGCCCGGGATATTGTCGACCATGTCGCCGGAGAGTGCCTGCACGTCGGCGACCAGATGGGGCGGCACGCCGAACTTGGCCTCGACGTCGGCGGCCAGCACCCGGATGCCCTTGCGGTCGTCCACAATCTCGATCCGGTCGTCCTCGACAAGCTGGCCCATATCCTTGTCCGAACTCACGATTGTCACCCGCAGCCCAGCCTCGACACCCCAGCGGGCCAGCGTGGCCATGACGTCGTCAGCCTCATAGCCGACAGCCTCGACCGGGGTGATGCCCAGCGCCCGCGCCGCGTCACGCATCACCGGAAGCTGGACCGACAGTTCGGGATCGCGCTGGGTCCGGTTGCCCTTGTATGCCGGGTAAATCTTGTGCCGGAAGGTGGGCGCTTCCCGATTGTCGAAAACGGCGGCGACATGGCTGACCGGGTCTTTGGCCGCGTCGTTCATAAGCCTGTGGATCATTTCGAGGAAGGCGATCACGGTGCCGGTGGGGGCACCGTCCGACTGCCGGTAGCGGGGAAATTTCGACCCGCCGTGATATGCGCGATAAGCGAAGCCCGACGAGTCGATCAGCAAAAGGTGGGCCGGGGCCATTTGAAAATCCTCTTATCTGGGATAGGACAGCATGTCCGCTTTCGGGACTCAACCTATATTCAGAGGATCACATGGCAGCGAAGAAAACGGGGGCCGAGAAGGCCGTGGCAGCGGCGGGCAAAAAGAAAAAGCCGCTCAAGAAAGACGCCAAGGCGGCGAAGGGCAAGGTGGCGGCCGAGGCCAAGGGCGGCGAGGTCACGGGCGACAATGTCGGCATCGGCCACAACACGAAAATCCCCAGCAAGAAAGACCTGTCCGGCTTCATGGTCAGGCTGGACAAGCTGCACGAGGAGAAGGCGGAAAAGAACGCCGCTTTCATGTCCGACATCAAGGGCATCTATGGCGAAATGGCGGCCAAGTTCGGCGTCTCGCGCAAGATCAGCCGCATGTTCTACGGCATCGCCAAGTCGCAGGAATCTCTGGCCGATCAGATGGCCGAGTTCGAGAAAAAGGAAAAGGACGACATGGACCGGCTGATCGCGGCTGGCCAATCGTTCGGCTCCGACACCCCGTTCGGCGCGTGGTGCATCGCGCAGGGCGACATCACCGTCGAGGAGGATGCGCCCACCGCCGAGATCGTCACCGACAACAAGGTCGTTCCGATTAAAACCGTTGCGCAGGCGGCGGCCGATGCTATCGCTGCTGACGGCGGCGAAAACAAGACCACGCACTGATGGACGAGCGCCTTCTCACGTTAGACCTCGGATTTACTACAGGTTTTTCCGTCGTGGAGCGTGGGAAGGCACCCATCACCGGGTCGAAGCAATTACCCGGTAGCGTCGAGGAGTTGGGCCTGACCTGCCACCACCTCGGCCATTTTCTCAAAGACCTGATCGAGGAACACAAGCCGACTGGCATCGTGCTCTGCACGCCTTTCATCGGCACGTTCGCCTTCAAGACAAAGACGGGGCTCGGCCGCGTCACACCCGACATCAATCCGATCAAGCTACTGTTCGGCCTGTTCGGTATGGCCATGGCGGTGGCGCACGCGGCCAATATCCCGGTCTATGAGGTCTATGAGCCGACGGTGCGTGCCGAGTTCGGCATCAAGGTGGACCGCAAGATCAAGGACAAGGAAAAGCGCAGGAAAGCCTTGAAAGACAGCGTTATGTTGGCCTGCACCTCGCGCCACTGGTATGTCTGCGATGACCATGCTGGTGACGCCATGCTGGCCGGTGCCTACCAACTTGGGAAGCTGCTGCTGGCCGTGGTGCAGCCGTTGCTGTTTGCCACCAAGCCGCGCCGCCGCGCCAGAAAGAAAGCCGCGTGACCGCCGACATCAAAGTCATCCACGCCGACAGCCGAGACGCGCTCAAGACCATCGCCGAAAATTCGCTGGACTCCTGCGTCACCGATCCGCCCTACGCGCTGGTCAGCACGCTCAAGCGGTTCGGCAACACCGACGCTGCGAAAGAGAAACCAAAAAATCATCAATACTCCCGCCTGTCGCGCGGCTTCATGGGGGAAAAGTGGGACAATGGCGACACCGCCTTCGATCCACTGTTCTGGGTGCAGGTGTACCGCGTGCTCAAGCCCGGCGCGTTCCTGCTGGCGTTTAGCGGCACGCGCACCTATCACCGCATGGCCATAGCGATTGACGACGCTGGCTTTGAAATCCGCGACCAGATCGGGTGGGCTTTCGGCAGCGGCTTCCCGAAATCTCACAATCAAAAGGGCGACTGGAAAGGCTGGGGCACCGCGCTCAAGCCCGCATGGGAGCCAATCTGTATGGCGCGCAAACCTCTGATCGGCACGGTGGCGGAAAACTTGGCCGAGCACGGGACGGGCGCGATCAACATAGAGGGGTGCCGCGTCCCGATTGATGAGTCTGCCGACGCATCGCAGGTGCGGACGATGCAGCGGTCCCGGCGCGAAGGTGGTGATGGGTGGGGCATGTCCACCGTTGTCGGCGGTGCGCAGCAGGTTGTGAGACCGGAAGGGCGCTGGCCTGCCGATATAATCCATGATGGCAGCGAGGAAGTGCAGGCGGCCTTTCCTGATGCGGCCCGGTTTTTCTACACCGCCAAGGCCGACGCTGATGACCGACTCGGCTCCGGCCATCCGACCGTCAAGCCTGTGGACCTGATGCAATATCTGGTGCGGCTGGTGACGCCGCCGGGCGGGACGACGCTGGACCCGTTCGCGGGCACCGGCACGACCGGCGAGGCCGCGTGGCGCGAGGGCGTCAACTCGGTCCTGATCGAGCGCGAGGCCAAATTCATCAAGGACATCGACCGCCGCGTGCGCCTGCTGACGTCCGGCGCTGGCGAGCGCAAGAGGGAATCGGCTAAGGCAAAGAACGCCGACAAGCCCGAGGATCACGGCCCGCTTTTTGGGAAAGACGAATGATTACCGCGCAGGACATCGCCACCGTCCACCGCGCGCACCCGGACTGGACCGGGGTGCGGATCGCGGGCGTGATCGGCTGCGGGCGCGGGTTCGTTTACAAGGCCGCCACCAAACTCCAAATCACCCTTCCACAAGCGAAAAAAGGACCGAAAGCACATGGCGAATAGAGCCAACAGGATCGCCGCCCCGATCATCAATCGCATCTATGACGGCACCGAAGCCTCGGCGCGCAAGGCGGCCGAACAGGTGCGCGTGGTGCTGGCGACCCACCAACATACCGACGGAAGCCGCGTCCACCCCTGCGTGATCGCCGAATGGGCCAATGAGCCCTACAAGCGCATGGTGCGGCCGACGTTGGGAAATCGCAGCCGCAGCCCGTCCGTCCTCCGGCTGGAGCGCCGCCAGCGCCGGATCAACCGGGCAAAGAACAAGGCCCAGCGCATCGCCAGAAAGATCAACAGGCTTGTCGAGAAAATGGGCACGATTGCCCAGCGTATTTTCCGCCGCCATATCCGGCGCGCGCACGACCGCAGCCAATAATTCCAACAACTTGCCGGGATGATTGTGGTCTAAATTAAACGACCACAAGCTGTAGCGGCTTGTCCAGCTTTAGGACTCCGTGTCCTGTCACGGTGTCAGCGCGACGGTGCTGATGCGTAGGGATCGAGCCGGGACCGGGTCACATGCCCTGTCCTCGGCCCGGCCGATTTCCTCCAACAGACAGGGCACCATCTTGAGCCAGCCATTCATGCAGCTTTATGTGGCCGACTATCTGGGCGACACCCAGCACCTCACCACCGAACAGCACGGGGCCTACCTGCTGATGCTGCTGACCATGTGGCGGCTGGGCGGGGTGCTCCCGAACGACGAGGCCAAGCTGGCCCGCATCACCCGCCTGTCGGTCGCGCGCTGGCGTAAAATCGCACCCGACATCATGCCGCTTTTCGAGGCCAAGGACGGCCAGCTTTCCCAGAAGCGACTCACTTCCGAGTATCAAAAAGCTGTCGAAAAATCTGTGGTTCGTGCTGCCGCCGGAAGTGCTGGAGGTAAGGCTAAGGCTTTGAAAGGCAACAAACTGCCTGTAGCAAATGCTACCGTTTTGCCACAGCATCTTTTAGAACCAGAACCAGACTCTCAAAACAGTGAAGTTCCTTCACTGTTTTCTGCCGACACGCCTATGGCCCCCGCTCCTGTCGTCATCGTGGCCATTCCTCTCGTGGACGGTTCTTTTTTCAACGTCACAGACCACCTGATCGCAGAGTTTGCCGCAGCCTATCCGGCGGTCGACGTCACGCAACAGATGGTCGGCATGCGGGTGTGGTCGATCACGAACCCGAAGCTGCGCAAGACGAAAAACGGCATCCTTCGGTTCATCAACGGCTGGCTGTCCAAGGAACAGGATCGCGGCGGCCGTGGCGGCGGCGCGGTGGGGGCGCTGGCAGCGCCGAAGCCTGTGAGGCCGAACGGCGGCTCGCTATTCGAGACCGGCAAGATCGTCAAACTTTTCCCCGAAGGTGAGCAATCCCAATGAGCCAGCAAGACGTCGAGCGCGAAATCCTGACCAAGATGCAGGGGATTTACCTGCCGCCGCGCCAGTTCACGGAGGAATTGGTCAAGGAAAACCTCAAGGAATACGCCGAGGCGCTGGACGGCTATTCGGTCGAGGACTTGCGGTTCGCATGGTCCCAGACCCGCAACAGCCACACAGGCCGGGCATGGCCATCGCCGGGCGTTTTTGTGACCTTCGCGGCCCGGCACAAAAACGAGCGCATGTCATCGGCAGGGATCACCAAGGGCTCGACAGAAGGCCGCAAAGCCAACGAGAACTGGAAAAACTGGGAGAGGGTGCGCAACCTGCCCATCGCCAAGGACGCGGCCCAGAAGGGTGTGGCGTGGTCCCTGAAATGCCAAATTCTGTCCGGCCTCCAGCCCGGGACGATAGACCTCAACCGGCTGATGCAGGACAGGGCGCGCGCCGAGCGGCTGTATTGGAAAATCAAAGACAACCAGCCCGTGCCTAGTCTGGCGATCCCCGGCCGGGAATCGGTTATCCGCGAACCACTCAAGGAAAAGGCCCTGAGCATGTGGCTGGTGAACCAACAGAACGAGGCGGCCACAGCCCGGGAGGTCGGCTATGCCGGTCAGGTCGACGCGGCGGCGGACGAAATCGACTATGGAGCCCTTGTTCCATAGGACAGAATGGCCTATATCTCTTGCGACGGAGCCGTTTTGGCCCGCCTCAAAAAGGAGAATGTCTCAATGAAATCAGGCAGATCGTTACAAGACTTGGTGATCGAACTGGATCGCCAAGCCACTCGCAAGAGTGACTTTGCGGCCCCGACCAGCAAGCTATCGGTCGAGGTTGTCGAAGGGGTTGTCGAGGAAGGGCGCAGCCGCCTTGCCCTCGTAGCCGAAGGCGTAGGGTCTTTTCCCCTACGCACCATCGCCATCGACCAGACCGCCGGGCACCTCGACATTCCGCTGAAATACGTCCGCAAATTGCAGGACGAACAGCCGAATCTTCTGGTGCAAAACTTCAACACCCTGCTGCATGTGAAGCCGGTTCGCCGACTGATCCGCACGCTGGATGGTGACGCCCGCGCGTTCCTGTCCGACCGCTACCAGCGCATCGACAATATCGACGTCGCGCAGGTGGTGCTCGCGGCCTTTGTCGACACAAACCTGCAAGTCGTGTCGTGCGAAGTGACCGAAAGCCGCCTCTACATCAAGGCCGTTTTCCCGGGCTTGCAGCGCGAGATCAAGAGCCGCCGCGTTGGCGACTTTGTCGAGGCTGGTGTCATCGTGACCAACAGCGAAATCGGTCTCGGTGCGGTGTCGGTCAAGCCCTTCGCCCACTTCCTTGTCTGCACCAACGGCATGGTCGTGAACAAGGCCAAGCGTTTCACCCATGTCGGGGCGCGCATCGGCGGCGAGGAGATCGGCTATCTCAAGGACGACACGATTGCGGCCGGTGACAGGTTTGACCTGCTGCGTATCCGCGATGCCTTGAAGCAGGCGATTGACGAGACCGCCTTCGACGAGTTCGTGCAGCAGCTTGAAGGTGCCACCCAACAGCAGATCGAGGCCGGTCGCGTGACCGACGCCATCGAAGTGCTGGGCAACAAGCTGACGTTCACCGAGCCGGAGCGCAAAAGCATCCTGACCCATCTGATCGAAGGTGGCGACCTGTCCCGGTATGGGCTGGTCAACGCCGTCACCCGGACGGCGCAGGACGCGGAAGGCTACGACCGCGCGACAGAACTGGAGGCCGCTGGTTATGCGGTGCTGGCGCTGCCCGCGAACGACTGGAAGCAAATTGCCTATGCTGCCCCCAAGGCGGCCTAGGCATTAGGGTGGATGGCGGGCGGCTTGGATTTGTTCCGGCCCGTGCCACTTTTCAAGGGAAGCCCACGCGGTAGGTTACAGCCCCCCAGCCCCTAACCGCGTGGGTTTTTCTGCACACATAGGAATGACTGACATGACGACCACCATACCAAAGAACAAGCGTGAACTGGCCGAAGCCAAAAACACTGTTGCCGCTGCGCAATTCATCAGCGGCGAACAGATCACGGCTATTCAGCACAGTATGAACCTGTCGGATTTGCAGTTTTTGGAGGCCATCGGTTACGAGATCACGTCGAATAACCAGAAGCATATGCGCGCGTGGAAGGCTGGCGAGAACACGCCGAGCGGCACCGCGCGCATCGCGATCAAGCTGCTGTACGCCATCGACCGCGCCAACAAACTGATCGACACCGGAGAGTGGGATCGCGCGCATCGCGTTCTGCAAGACGCCGTGCCGGATTTCATGCAGTAGTAGGAGAGAAAAATGGAAACGAGAGTGATGAAGCACCGTGGTTTCAAGATCACCGCAGACGACACGCCCATGATCGAGGGCCTGAAATTCAGCTATCGCGAAATCCTTGCCGCCAGCGATACGCACAAGGCCAACGCCGTCGCCATGGCGACGGCGCTCAACATCAACATCGGCACCGTGAAGTCGCGGCTGCATCGGGCCCGCACGGCTCTGCTGGTGGCGCGCAATGCCCAGTGATCTATTTGACGAGCATGCCGTCGCACGCCGCACCGACCCCGGCACGAGCCACGAGGCCGCGCGCAGCGTGGACCGGATCAGGGAAACGCAGCAGGCCGTGCTCGACGTGCTCCATCGCTACGGCCCGTGCTCGGACGAGAAAATCTTTGCGCTGATGCGGCCGGGTCTGATGTCGCCGTCCGGCGCTCGCACCCGGCGCAAAGAACTGAACGAAAAGGGCAAGGTCCGCGACACTGGCCACAGGGCAAAGACCGCCAGCGGCCGCAACACAATCATCTGGGAGGCAATCTGATGGGAAAGACGACCGAGCAAGCCAACGCGACATGGTGCCCCTTCTCGGCGGTGCTGATGACCAACGCGCTCGGCGAACTGGTGGCTGGCGGTGCGGTGGCCTATAACCGTATCGCCAAGTCCGGCAAGCCGCTGACGGTGCCCGGCGAGGCCGCCTGCCTCGGCGCTGGCTGCGCCATGTGGAACTGGGACAGCGAAATCCAAGACACCGGGGATTGCGGGCTCAAGATGCTGAAATCGCGCCGCATCGGCGACATTGAAAAGGTGGGCTGATGGTCGACCGCGCATGGGAGGACGAAACCGGCATCCACTACGTCAAAGACCGAAGCAAGCCGGTGGAGAAGCCGGAGCCTGCGAACTGCATCCGGTGCGGCCAGCCCGCCACCTGCATGCCACGGGTCTACGTCCCGTGCTCACCGCTGGCGATCAAGCAGATCGACGATGTCTCCAGCCTGATGGCGGTGACGTTCTGCGACCGGCATTTTTTCCTGCTGAAAGCCGCCGAGTTCCTTGATGGTGAAACCAACGCCCCGGTGCGCGAGCAATTCGCCGCCCAGTTCCGCATGAAGGGTTCCATTCCCAATTTCGCCAAGGCGGTGATCGGCCGGGTGTCATCCAAGGAACCGGACTATCTCAACGGGCAGAAGGCCCAGCGCAAGTCGAGGCAAACGTGACACAGAGGGCTTCCAGAGACGCTGCGCTGGTCGCCTGCAACCTGCGCGGCGCTGCGTCCGTCCTGCGCCAGCGCGCCGCTGTGCATGCTGCTGTGGGCTCCAGCGCGACCGTTGGGTTCACACCGGCCGAAGTCGACGAAATCGCTTTGCAGCTTTCCCGTAATGCCGAGACCATAGAGGCGCTGGCCGGGACGCTGGACCGGACGTTCGTGCTGGTCGAGGATCAGGCGCGCACCATCAGCGCAATCGCCGGAGTTATCCCCACGCCAACATTACAGCCTGTGGACAACGTGCGTAAGCGTAAGAAATTGTTCGGGTTATTTTAGAATGTTTCACATGAAACGGTCGGACATCTGATGCCTCACGACCCACACGAGCCCGGCTATTGGTACGAGCACCGCGAGGGCAATCTTATATTCAAACCCCGCGTGGTGGTCAACTTCATCGGGCCAGCCGCCTACTTCGACAGCCCGTTCTGCAAGGAATGGTGGCACGGGTTCCGCGATGATCCGCGCCGCCCGGCAGAGATTGACCCAGCAGCGCCGGTTTGCCCCCAGTGCCACGCCGCCGCCCGCCTGACCAACGGCGTCGAGATTTACCCAAACCGACCCGACCTGCACGAAAAGCCGATCTGGATTTGCGATCCGTGCGGTGCCTATGTCGGGTGTCACCCTGACACCACCAAGCCGCTTGGCACGCCAGCCGGGAAGGCCCTGCGCGCGGCCCGCATGAAGCTGCACCACGAGCGGCTGGACCCGCTGTGGCAGACCGCCG